CTGTGCCGGGGTGGGCTCTGTTTCTCCCTCGTAGATGCGAGCGAGACCACCAACATGACGCGGCGCTGAAATGGGAGATTCCACCATTTCAGGCTTCCCATCCGCTCCTTGCTGCCGAACCTTTGCGATTGCTGGTATTTCTCGGAAGGTACAATCACCCTCTTGATCGCGCGTGATAAGGAATCGTTTCATGGTCACTATAAGGGCATCACATTAGATGAAGGAGCACCGGATGCCGCGAACCGTGTTCCATATTCACAAGGAGTATTATCTATCGCCATATCATTGATGTAGCTGGACGCATAAGCGGAAATTACGGAGTTGGTCATGGTGATCAGGACTCCGAACACTCCTCCTCTACAGTTGATTACCGTTGCGTCTCCGCCTACACCATTTCCTGCATCTCCTCCACCATAAGCATCGCCCACGCAATCAGTCAGAAACGTATTTCCACCGGCAGACATATATAATCTTGGACCAGCAATTCCATTTCCCCTGCAGCGAACCATAGTGACTGTGGTTGCAGCGGACCCTGATTGCATAGCGTCGATAAAATTACCGCAGGCAGCCCCATTGGCATTACCTACACAGTCGGTCATGGAAATATCACCAGCGGACCCAGGGGCACCACAAGAATAAGACGCGTAAGCCGCATTTCCACCTCCGCCAGCGTAAGCATTCCCTATGCAGTTGATGAGCGTGATGGAGCCAGCATCCCTGCCGTTACCCGGCGAGTATCCGCTGTTGCCTCCACTCCCACCGTTGCCTGAACGAAATTCACCGGCACAATTTTCGGCAAATAAACTACCCCCGTTGGAACCGGAACCTCCTCCGGCATCGCTTGCCTCACCATCCAGTCCAATGCCTCCAGCACCGCCATTTCCACCGTCCAAGGCACCAGGCTCGATAAGGAGGAAGAAAGAATGGCCGATAGCGTCAATCACATGAACATTCCGCCCGGACTGAGTAGCATCAGTTCCGGCCGTAGCATTTGGATCCGCGTGATAACCGACAGGTTCACCAATGCCCACGCCATTTTGATCGTAATCGGCGTATTCATCTATTCGCACGGCGCTTGCACCATCGACGCCACTAATCCCTTGCCCTCGAATCCTCAATTGGCTGAAATCCTTACCTTCTCCACTGAATTGGATGTTGGGCAGCACGTCGCCCAACGCTGACACATCCAAGGACCAATCCCCAACTCCAAGATGGATGCGATAAATCGGACGGGCTTCAATGTATTCCCCAAGGTTGCCCGAATATACCCCCCCCAAGGTGAGGCGCACCGGATTGCATTGTTGGCTGATAACGCCTTGTCGTGTAAAAATCAACCCTTCGGCATCATGAGATACAACAACCCCGGAGACCGGGTGTGTCCCAAAAAACGCGACGACCGTATCGAGCATGTGAGTGAGCGATGGGTATGGTGGCGTGATGGGGATGTTCGTACAACCGCTCACAACGGCATGAGCAACATTCCTTACGGCATAAGATAACCCGTCAACCGAGAATTGAAAATAGCCGCCCGATCCAGTAATAGGGTGAGCAATCATTATTCTAGCTGGAATGTCTGTGATGCCGACTACCGCCTCGTAAGCCGCTTGCGCGCTGGCAAATGCCCCACATCCCACCGATGTTTGAGCGGCGTTTCCATCGGCGAGGACATATGCAACGCGGGGTTGATAAATATCGCTTTTCAGCGCGAGCCGGTCAGGCAAGGGATACGCCGGAGTCGCCGACGCGGGAACTCCCTCATTGCCACGATTCAGACAGTTTTCAAGATTCAGGGGAACCAATTGCGTCCCATGCTCTTGGCCGTCGGGAGTCGTCCACTGAACCTCGAGGGTGCAAGGGAGAATATCCGGTTCGTTGGATGCGGAAAACGCTGCGGAAATTTCTTCGGTGCGCCAATCAGGTTCTACCCTGTATAAAGTGCTGCTACCGGTCCCGCTCTTGCTGAAGGACGCAGAAAACACCAAGTAGTCTGCGCCGAGTTTTCCCTTGGCCTTTACGCCAAACCGAAACTGGGTGCCCTCGGGGAGTTCTACACCAACCCCTTCATGGGAAAACTGAACTTCATACGCAGTCGCACCCGCCCGTTTTGCAGCAAGTTGAGTGATCAGGGCAGGATTGGCGAGACCCGAAATCAGCAGGTCCGACGCAAGACTAATCGTAAGTCGATTCATTGGAAAAAATTGAGAGAGGCGTTACAAGTTTCTCCAATGTCAACATTAGGAAGCAGACGGAAGCGTAACCGACCCGTTCGCGTGCCAGGTGTCTCCGGGATATTCCGTTGCTCCAGAAATGCTGCCTCCTGCCGTGCCCGATTCTGCGTTCCAGCGATAACTCCAACCGGTGCCATTCCAAGGATTCTGTCGGCGATCCTCTTCCGTATCCAGTGTCATGCGGTTATGCACATATAGCTCCACCAACGATCCGGGCGGGACATCAGGGATCGTGACGCTGGATTGTTGCTGGTAGCCTCCGGATATGGCGGATTGAAAACGAATCGCTCCGTCGATCTTGACCACCCAAAAATCATCCCATGTTCCGTCCACTGTGATCGTCAGGGAATTACACCAAGGCTTGATTGATGCACTGGCAGATGTCTGAATATCTGGAGCACCCTGGGCCCATGCCCGCGCGGAAAAGCCCAATGAATTTCCGGGGATGACAGGAGACGGGTCATCCCACGTAAAATCCACGCTATTGCCCGCCGACATATCCACCGTGAAGACCGTATTCGAGCCATTCATGACACTCACGGCAAACAGACCCGGATCTCCACCGGAAAGACTGACAGTCCCCGTCATGTTGGGATACACGAACTGCTGGCCATTGATGGATTGGTAGCAAAGATTTTGGTTGTCTGACATAGACAAGCTCAACGCGGGCCATTCTTTCTGTGACTGATCGGGGCGAGGAGGTAAGTTTCCGCCGCCACCGGATCCCGTCTGCCCTGCGCCGCCGCCACCTACAGGGGGCTGATCCGGCGGGAGCGGAAGTGGTTTTTCGGGATCGTTGCCCCCAGAGCTCTTTCCTTGCGTTCCCCCGGTAGAAGGAGTGAAAGGCAAAGGGCATCCGTTGGTACCCGAGCCCGCCGTTGTTCCCTCGGTCACACATTCCAGCGGAAGATTCGTCCAATCCAGCGCCGTGAATTCCTCCGCTCCAAAATCGGTGTTTTTGACCACCCGTTTAGAGCCGTCGGTGAGGATTAGCCAAATCAACCCGCCCGTCCAGCGTTCCAGCCAGCGGTCTGTCCAACCAGCACGCCGCACGCGCCATCTTGAGTTCAGGGCGGCTTTTGCGGTAGGCCAATCAAAAAGTTGCGAAATGCTCATGCGTTTAGAGCCCGTTCCACCAACATTCCGAAAATTTGCGAACTGCGCCGGATGATGGATGGCGTAAGGTTCCCATCCATTTGCTGTACCTCGATCTGAATTTCACATGGAGCCAGCAGCAATGTGATCAGTTTGGAAGCATCTGTCGCCGGGGTCGGCGCGGCACCCCCAATCTCCGCCGATTCCTCGTAATCATTGAGCGCACCCTTAAGTTTTTCCGGGTCGAGATAGACGAGCATGCGCCAGCGGGTACGCTCATAGGCTCCAATCTTGGTGAATGCGCCGGAACTCAGGATGAGACGCGCTTCGGACTCGAATTCCTTGAGTCCGAATGCAATGCCCGTCACGGGCAAATCCAAGAGTTCATCGCCCTTTTTAAGGCCGATCAAGAAAGGAAGGTTATCTCCGCTTTTCCCGTGCAGTTTTCCATCGGGAGCCGTCGGAAAACTCACCGCACCAGAAATCAAGTCAATATCGACCTCGATGCCCACATCCGTCACATATCCCGCATCATTGATCCCAAACGTGACAGGCAATGAGGCATCGCCCGCCGAGTTATGGATTTTAATCACGCAATTGTAAATACCAGGCGTGGTAGGCATTCCAGAGATTAACCCAGAGGCAGCGGCGATGCTCAAACCCGCAGGTAGATGTGAACAGGTCCATGTCCCATCCTGTCCGTCGGTGGTTGAGCACTGATACGCCACATATTGGCCTGTCGTGAATCCCAATACACTTGTATTAGGGTTAATGATGGGGACTGCCATAATATCAAATAATTTCGGCTTTCGCGTCCGTGAGCGAGTAATATACGGTGCCGATTGCGTTCGGAACCGAGTTTTCGGTGTCGAACTCTAGTAGTCGCGTCCGCAACACGAAATTAGCATCAGTGGGTTGCTGGGCTGCGGCACGCCAGGCTCCATAGGCCATCACGTCCGAATGGAGTTCCCCAAGCGTATTGCGCTGGATGGAACATCCGAACAGGCCGGTCGAACGGGTGCCCGAGAGTATCACACGCTGCAAGAGCAGCGGCGTTGTGACCCATTGCACATCCTCCAAATTGATGTCCACGGGGGATGGCGCGCTCTGGCTTGGAGCGGTTCCAACGTCGATGCGCAACAGATATTGCGCGCGGGAGTTCGCGTTGAAAAGCTGCAGGGCAAGTTTGAAGCTCAGCGAAAACGCGGTGCCGCTGCGCAACATCTGTTCGTTGACTGCGAGCATGAACAATTCCCGTTCAAAATCCGCCGGGTAGTAAGAATTCGTGGCACCCGAGCGAGCGAGACCATACCAACCGCGACCGTCGTGGCCAAGATAACCTCCCGGAAGCAATGAGGCGGACTTTCGACCGCCCCAGCCTGGGATTTGCAATGGACTGGCATCGGAAGACTGATGCCATACATTTCCGAATTCCGTGCATACTGGCAGCGCGGAAAAATCCACCGCCGTGGGATTTGCAACGTGGCACGCCGGAAGCAAAGCGCGCGGGCGTGGCAATCCCGTGCCGCTCTTCACCACAGAATTGATGTCAAACGAAGCATTCAAGCGACACGGGAACATCTCCGACTTGGCTGGGATTTCGATGAGAATCGAGTCACCGATTGCCGACGGCGATGGAAGACTCGGATCGATCTGCGGGAACTTTTCCTCGAGGGCTTCGAGCCGATTGTTGATGGAATTTTTCAACGCAATGAGTCCCTCAATATCTTCCATCAGATGGGTGTGAGCCAAAAATACAAATCGCGAGGCGATGGTCTGCACCATGATCAGCAGGGCGTTGACCTGGGGGGCATTTCCCAAAATCGTCGCCGTGATGCTGTTAGCGGAGTCGAATCGGATTTGATAATCCACGCCCACCACCAGCATCCGGCCCGGGGTTGTATTCTCACGCACCGCCACGAGCAACTCTTCCGTGGCGAGATTGTGATCAAAGGTATATACGTGGCGCAAACCGTCCCCGAATTCACTCGAAAAATGGAGGGAGCCGCTGCCAATCTGATTCCGCGAAAACGGGACATAGCTCACCGGCTGGGGTGGGCGCAGCCAATCCTGCGGAGCCGAAGCGCTCATGCCGCTCCATTGCATTTCGCGCACCACTTTCACCGGTTCGCGGAATGTCAGGAAAGTGCCCGGAACTCCGGCGTCCGGATGCGCTGGGTCTTCTCCATCCGCACCGAGTTCGAGTTCAATCTCCAGAAATGCCTCGTATTGATCCAAAGTGCGCAGCGCCGCTGCAACCTCTGCCGTGTCCAAATTGAGCGTCACCGTCAAATCTCCGGGATCGACATTACCAACCACAATCCCGAGTAATTCCTGCGCCTGGCCTCCGAGCGCTCCATTGAACTCGATATAGGCCGCATCCTGCGTTGGAACGGTCACCAAGAACGAAGGATCGGAAGCACTGGCGGCTTTGGAAAGGCGATTGAGCGCCTCAGCCAACGCCACCGCATCTTCGAGATAGCCCATCATGCGGGTTTGCCGACCGGAAAACTGCAAGGCGTAGGTGCCCCGGAATCCAGACGGCAGCGTCAAAGCCTGAACTTCGTTCACCACGTACGTATCAAATCCCTCGGTATAAGTCTGACCGGCACGAATGCGACGAATCGAAGGAGGCGCTGCCAACACGCGCTCGTGGGTGCTTGAGGCGGCCACGGGTGCCTGAACCGTTCGCACTTCATGCACCCATTTTCCGAGTTGCTGAAAGGCGCGAATCCGCACGAAGCAAACCGGATCAAGTTGATTATCCACGACCTGCAAGGGCACCTCGCCGTCATGCGCAAACCAGATCAACCAGCATCCATCCGCTGCTTGGCGCACCGTTGGCATCCCGCCATAAGCCGCCGCCTCTGGCAAGGCTCCAATGGCTTGTGCCAAGAGAGCCGCATCACGGTCATGAGTAAGCATTCCTGTCGGAGTTCCGGCGATGCCAATTGCCAGTTTGAAATTTCCACCGGACGCTGGCGCGGAAACCACGCCGACGGATGCTTTCATCGATCGCACCGGCAAATTAACCTCCTTGGGGGTTCCGCTCTCCGCATCCAGCGTGCGCAAGGCAAGCGTGACCGAGTCCCCCTGAACAAGATCAGGCAGGGTCAGTGGCGAGCCGGAAGCATTGGTGAGACGGCGGCTTGCCAATTCGCCATAAACAAGAAAACGGGTCATCGCTTGTTACCGCCCGTGTCAACGTCACCGGGAAGCTGTGGAGCGTCCCCGATGCCGAATGCATCCATCGGAAATGGAATGACGACATAGGGCCATGCGGGTTCGAGGGACTCCGCTTTTTGCTCTGCATCGGCCTTGCGGCGGGCCGCCTGTTGTCTTTGCTGTAATTGTTGCTGTGGATCAAAGCCCATAAATCCCCTCTAAGACCAAAAAAAAGCCTTGAACTGACTCCGGTTCAGGATTTGCAGGGAGAGTTGATTGGCGTCATTGATAGGCGCGAGCATGCTCGCAAAGATGCTGTCGGCAATCCCTCCTGCCAGTCCGGTTTGCAGTGTCAATGGGGCGTAATCCAAGCGTTGGATATTATCCTGCGCACCAAACGAAAGGTTCCAAAATACGAAGTTCTGCACCAGAGGTTGCCATGTCTCGTCCGGCGACGGTCCCTCATCTCCATACATTTCGTCAGGATGATCGGGGGACAAAAGCCACAGGCGGCCAATCAGCAAACTCTCGCAATTAGATTCCACCACAGAACCCAAGACTCCATCCAGCAAATCAGGGGCGGCGGATTGCTGTATGAACCTCGGCATTGCATTGAGACGAAACGGATAGCGGGAAATCTGAGGAATGATAGCTACGTAGTTCGCAACGGTTTGTCCGGTGGACAAAGGATCGGAGATAATCGTTTCCATTCTGCGTCCCACATGGTCCCCCGTAAGGACAACATCCGCCGAAAGCAGTTCTTTGGTGCCTGGATTCGCGCTTTCAGGGGTGTAATGAACAATGGTTTTTGTCGAGCCGGTTTCATCCATCGGCGAGGTCATTGCTTCCGGCTCCCTCACACCCAACGCTTTGAAAAACGACCAGAGCGAGCCGGTCAATGCCGCACGGCCAGGGCTCCTTGCTGCAAGGGGATAATCCCAGCTTCCCATCTGCAAATAGGGTCCATCGGCATCCTCGAATGTGGGCGCATCCTCCACCTGGTTCTCATCCATTGTCGTTGCCGTGAGAGGCACGTCCTCACTGCCATCCTTTCCATCCATTGCCATCACCACATCGCGGCCATTCACAAATCCCGGAACCACCCGGCAGCACCAGACATTCAATTCAGCATTCCAAAATGGCTGCAACTGCCAGGGATGCTTGAACTCGGAAGGCCCAGAAGCCGAAACACACTGTCCCATGTGAGTGCGTTGCATCCGCACATTACGGCCGGCGAAAATCTGTCCTCGGCGGGCCAGCGACACCGATTCGTTCCAATTCCGGGCGCTGAGTTTCATGCGAGCTGGAAAAAGTGGCGCGCCTCGGTGTCGCTGATTTTTTTCGCCACATGCCGCACAGCAAAGTGCGCAATGTCGATCACGCGCACATCGCCCACCTTCGACTTGCGGAGCAGTGCCACGGGATAGCGGCTCCTGCGCTTCGAGAGGGAGGGATATTGCATCGACCCAAGATCGGTTTTTGCAGAGCCGCCTCCGTCCGATCCGTCATCCGTGGAAATGTCAGCCACCTGCACCATCTCCGCTTTTTCCAATGCGCTCCAGTCCTCCGTGCAGGTTACTTCGATGCAAATCCATGACATGCGATGGGCGTTGAAAAGACGGTCGATGATCCTCAATTTTGGATCCGGCTTTTTGGTTTCCTCATCACCTCCCAGCGGCACACCGGAGATGGTGGGAATCCGGCCATTAACAAACCCAGGGATAATCGTCGCCATCCCGTCCACTAGCGATACTTGCCAGCAATGCTCCCATACTGCGGGCGGAAAATCCGCGCTGATGATCACCCCTTTCTCGACGGTATGAAGTTTGATACCGGGTCCGGGGAAAATTCGGTTCGACCGACACAATCGCAACAGGCCATTGTGTTTCGTGCGGCTCCATCCTTCGCCCGTGGTGACTTCGAGGTTATCCATTGGGGAATTACGACCCAGTGAGCTGGCTGAAATTGTACATGTCGCGGTTCCATCCGCGCGGGCCCGACAGCATGTAATCCTCGTCGATTTGCACGCAATTCCCCCTCAGAGTCAGCTCAGGGGTCATTTTCAGGAAATTGCGGGCCCCCAAACGCGGCAAAGGAAAAACCAGTCCCGCTCCGGATGGAACCACGATTTCTCCGATATGATCAAAAGCAGCCTGCGGCACATTTTTTCTCACATAACTCCGACGGTAGATCGCCCCGGCAGACATCCACGATTCCGTGCCATGCAACTCGCTCTGCACGGGATCTGTTGAGGCATCTGGAGTAAATCCCCCATTCCCCGCTTGTTTCGGCATGAATTCAGGAAACTCCTTTCTGGCCGTATCCCACCCATATTTTTCCTTGAGACGCTTGAAATTCGGGGAAGAGCGGACAGTTGCCTGTTCCATCGAGCCGATAAAGCGGAAGGTCGGATCATCAATCGGATCCCAATTCGGAGGCACTCCCTCGTATTGGTACGCATAGGTGGCATATCCACGGCTGTAGCCGCGCACCACCCGCACGCAGGGAGCCATCCACGCGGGAGCGGAAGCCGTCACTAACCAGTCGTATTTTTCCGGCAAAGGCGGCTCACTGCGCTTGCGCTTGATGATCCCTGAGAACACCCCATATTTATCGCATGAGAAATCCTCCGGGATCAGACTTCCCGGACGACCCCATACATTCAAATTTTCACTCGCCATACATCATCCCCAGCTTGTCAATCGCGCCCTTGATGTCCTCGAGCCATTTGGCGGAGCGCTCCGCCAGTTCCTTTTGTTCACGCGCGATCGCAACAGCGTCGCTTCCACTGCCCACGTAGCCGCCTCCGCCGATCTTTTGGAGGTTCGTGGAAACCTCCGAAGCATTTTCCCTATGGGATTCGGAGATGTCGAGATTCGTCAACTGTCCTGCCAGGCGTTGTGCATCCTTTTCCGGCATCTGCTGCCGCAATTCCTCGAAACGCTGGCTGAACTTGTCCAAGTTCTCCAAATCCCGGACTTCTTCGCCGCGTCGTCCGGCGCGGGCGGTCCCCAAATCCACTTCCCGCATGAACCCCAACCGGCTCACGGCCGTCTGCCGGGTGCTTTCGAGAAAGCCACGAGTCAATTCCGCGCGTTGGTTCACCAGCGCCTGCAGCTTTAAGGGATCGGCATTGCTGCCACGACCCAGCTCGTCAACGTATCGGGTTTCCAATCCCTTTTTGCGGATTCGGTATTCCTCACGGGAACGCTCAAAGCCACGCACCGAGCCCGGCACGCTGGCCATCTGAGATTCCTCATCCATCTGCCGACGTTCCGAAAGGCGTTGAAGCTGCTCGCTCGTCTGCTGACCCTTGAGTGCGTTAATGCGTCCCAAGCGGGATTGATACCCCCCTTCCAAATCCTCCTTGCGGGCGATCAACTCCGCGCGGCGGGCTGCCTCGGACGGTGTCAGTTTCCCCTTACTATTGAGTACATCCAACTCCTGAACATCGCCGGGACGCACAGACAATACCCTAGCCTTTTCCGAGCGAGCCCGCTGCAGGGCTTCAAAGGCAGATTGTTTTTCCTGTCGAATCCCAATATCCGCCAGCGCCTTCTTGTAATCCTGATCGCTGACACGGCTGTCGCCGCCCTGCCATGCGTTGATAACTCCCCATGATTGCGCCTTTTTTGCCTGGTTTTTTTCCGGATTGAAATTCCGGCCCACGGTTTCTTCCAGTTTCGCTATGATGGGATCCAACGATGCCAAAGACGAATCCGTGTCCACACGGTTTTGAACCCGCGCTTTTCCGGCGGCGAGCTTATCTTCCTCCTCGGCGAGTTTTTCGCTGCGCATCCGCTGGCGTTCTTCTGGAGAAGCTTGGGCGTAGCTGCGTTCCCACGCTGCCTCGCGCTGCTCATTGGCCATCCGCGCATTGGTCTCCATCAATTCCGTCTGCGCCCTGCCCGGACCCACCTGGGCATCCTTGGCCTTCGCTCCCTTTGCGCGAACCTCCTCCGCATGTTTGAGATTTTCATCCACCTCACGCCAGTTCCCCTTGTCCTTGGCTTCCTTCGCCGCTTTCATTGCCGCCGCGTATTCCGCCGCCGTCTTTGCCACGACCGCAATTTGATCGTCCAGCGTCCGCATCGCGTCGATCTGCTTTTGAATTTCACCCAGCACCCCGGAATGCGTCTCCTTGAGCTTGGCGAGTTCCGCCGCCGCCTGTTTGCCTTCCTCGTATTTCTGCCAGAGGTAGCCAACGGCCGCTGAGACCAGTGCGATGATCCCGAGCGTTGCCGCAAAGCGCACAATCGTCGCCCCCATCATCCTTAATCCTCCTGCCAACGCAGCGACGCCCTTGCCTGCGCCACCAGCCGCCCCTTCCGTGGCCGCAAGCCGCAGGTTGAGCAATCCGGCGGAAGTCTGGCCAGCCCGCAATTGTGCCACCCCGGTCTGCAATGCGACCATCGCGTTACCGAGGCGCTGGCTGCTGACTGCAGCAGTGCCGATATTGGTCGCCATTGCCCAAAAACCCTGCACCAGTCCGAAAACCTTTGCACCCCCCGCAACCGCCCCCCATACCAGCAAGCCCCCCGTCAACGCCAGCAGACTGCGCACTGTCGTCTCGATTGCAGCGGGAGCACCCTGCAATCCCGTCAGCCAAGCGCCAAAGCGGGTCTTCAAGTCGCTGACAGGATTGGACACTGCAGCCATTGAAGAGGCGAGCCGCCCAGCCGCAGGCGAGAGGCGATCCAAAATCGCCGTGCTGTTTTTGAGCGTATCGAGTTCGGCTTGGGTGAACGGCGACCCAAATTTCTCGGCCATCACTTCCTTCGCCCGGGCGTATCGCGATGTCACACCCGCAACGGATGCGTCATGCCGCTTCATCGCCCCCTCGCTCTTTTCCAGTTCCGCCACCACCACGCTCCAGATGGATGACATCGAGCCGCCGCTTGCCTCCAGCGCATGAATCTGGTCCGCTGCGCTTCCGCTGATGATCCCCATCTCCCGCAACTGTGCCGTCGCTCCAGCCACCGAGTCTCCACTGCGCAACGCCTGATTAAATCCGCCCACCGCCTCCGCTGTAGAGTCAAACTTGTTCCCGGTGTCGGCGGCTCTATTTCCCACCATCTCCAGCGCGCGACCCGTGGCGAACGTGCCGCGCGTGAGCACCTCGAGCGCGCGACCACCCCGGCCTACATCCTCAATGCTCTGGTTGAACCGATCAGTAAACTGCACCAACTCGGCAACCCGCATCCGTGCCTGGGTCAACCCACCCAGCAAACCCGTAAACTGGTCCTTCAACCCCTGCAAGCTCGACAGCCGCCGCAATGCCGCATCCAGCGAGCCGGTCTCACGGACAAGCGTGCGGAAGCCCGCCACGATTCCCGTTGTCACCCCGAGGACGATCCCCAGCGGGCCGATCAGCCGCCAGATCGCAATATCTTTGACCGCTTGTCCGATCGCCTTGAATTTATTCTCTGCAGTGGCGGCGGCGAGGACCGTCATCGCAAGATCGCCACGGGTTCCCTTGAGCGAATCGTTGATCCTACCCAGCCCGTTTCCGATGCCCGTAGCCATTAGATTCCCTCCTGTTGTAATTGTTCTGAAACCGCCAACAGCTCGGCATGCAACTCGGGGTGGGTCGTTTCAAACGTCGCCTGTTCCCTGCGATTCTCCGCCGTCATAAAATCCAACGACTTGCCCTGCGCACGCTGGCCCATTGCGCGATACCAGTAGGCTTCTCCCAGCGCCATGTTCCACACCGACCCGGGATCGGAAGAGCGCAAGAACTGCGCCACATCGCCAAAGAGAGCCAGGATTCCTGGCGGCGGGCCCAAGTCCGGTTCCGGGGTGCGCGCTTCCCCGGAAGACAGTGGCGGCGTCCAGATCGAATAATCCGGGAAGGAAATGTAATCTTTTCGGTACGCTTCAAAGCGTTCCAGATGCCGGGAGAACCCGCCCCCGAGCATGCTCCAGACACGCCGAATGGTCACAGGCAGCGTGAAGCAGGAAACGGGATAACGGCATTGGCATACCGCCAATGCCCGTTGCATATCTGCGGGAGCCACGGTAGCTCCAGGCGTCACCAACGGGGACTCCATCGCCTCCAACAACAATTGATGCCAGAGCGAATACGGCCTCAACCGCACTCCGGCTATCGCAAGGCGGTAAAATCGTTCCCCACGAACGATTTGTTCGTCATGCACAAAGGCTTCCACTAACGCTTCGTCTCTCATGATTTTTTCATAAAAAACCGCGACGGAAGTCCCCTAAACCTCCGCCGCGGCCCGTTTTCCTTCCCCTCGGAAATTGTTTATGCTCCCGTGACGCCAAAGTAACTGACGGCCTCGACGGAGCCTTCCACGTATTTACCCTTTTGACGAGGCTCCTTCACCGGACCGATGATGAAGAACCGTCCGTCGAATGTGAATGACGCCGTCTGCGTGCGGTATTGAGAGAGGTTTGAAATATATCCCGTGGCGGTCGCCTTGATGGAGCGCTTGTCGGGCTTTGTGGTCGTCACCGATTCCACGGCTCCCTCGCCATCCTGTGCCGTTTCGTTCACCTCGGGCTCATAGGTAAGATCAAGGGTGCGCACCTTCAGTCCCGGAATTACCGGAGCGTCGGCATCGTTTAATCCGAATTCGTAGGTTTGGCCAAACTGATTGTTTTTAATGAGATTACCCATACTGAATCGAACGCCTGTCAACTCTCATCCTTACGTAAGGATGAGACAGGATTCCGAAGCCTATCCGCTGCACCCGACGCTCAGGAAAAACACGTCGTAATGCCCCTTTGCATCCTCCGGCTCAATGGGACGGGGAGGGCCCTGCACATCACACCCATGAATCATCAACTGTTGCGATGCCACAAAGCCGCGCGGAATCTGGCTTAGCGCACGCTGGATGTTCCCAAGAATGGACCCGTGTGCCGAAGGGGGCATTTCATCGGGTTGCGTCACCAGGCATACGGAAACCTCCATCAAATAGGTCTCCTCATCCGAAAATGGCTTGTCCCCATCCCGCCCCGCTTCGACGACTGTGAATGGGGCCAGCAGTTCTTCCGCATCCTCCGCGTCACTGCCGCCTTTGGCTGGAACAAACCGCTGGGCTGGCACAAGCACCCGCAACCGCTCGCACAACGCCAGTTCCAACTTCCTCGCAATATCGCTTTCGTGTGACATAAGAATCAGAATTTCGGGGTCTTGATCGCCGCCGGTCCGCAAATCAGGGTGCGCGTGCCAGCGCCTTCGTTGCTGATATGATCCACGCGCATCTTTTCCCCGCGCACAATCAGCACATCCCCATATTTAACCGCGCTATCCTGGAATACCTCATTGCGCACCACGAGGCTCACCGAGCCATCCCGGAACTTGCCGCCCGGCATCGGGTTGACCGCCGTGTCGAGGGCATCGACAGAAACCGCCATCCATTCCCGATCCTCATGAGTCCACGGCTCACCGGCGAACTTCTCCATCTCCATATCCGCCGCTTCAAACCCCGCTTCAAATGCATTCATGGATCAGGGCTTGGTTGATTTCGGATATCGCGAGCATTCAAGGCAACCGGTATAGCGTCCGTTGATTTTTTGAATATTCTGCGATCCACAGGCGGGACAGGTGACATCAACTTTTTTCCCCTCGCTCACCAACATGGAATCTATGGACAATCCCACCCTCATCATTGTCCCGTCGGGGTCGGTGTCAATTTCTGGCTCTTCCGGTTTTCGCACGCTGTCATTCCAGTGTGCGCAGTCAGTGAATATTTGCTCAATTTCAGCACGAATGCGCCGGGCCTCGGAAATGATTGCGTTTCGCGTTTTCATATTACCTAATGTGGGTTGCAAAATAAAGCGACGGACGAGCCCATTGGAGTGACCCGTCCGCCGCGCTGGGCTGCTGGAAAATTTATCCTGCTGGTAAGCCTACCAGTTCACCGTGAGGATCGTTCCCGCATTCTCGTTCACGATCTTCTCGTCGGTGTCTTCGCGCACCCGCACGATGTCGGAACGAAGGTTCTCATCCCTGTAGGTTTCCACCACAAGCAGTTCCCCGCCGGAAGTGGTGTCCTCCAGGACGAACGTGCGTCCTGCGCCGCCCGCTTCCGGTGCGCCTGTCTGCACGTTGCCGATCCATATCTTGTTCTCGGGCCAGCACCAGGCAAGGTCAGCATCGGTCACTTCCTTCCCGCGCTTTGCGGTGCTGAAACTGGCCGAACCGATCAGGACTTGCTTGAGTCCGAATTTCTCCGCCACAAGCGCAGGGGTAATCATCGAGGAGCCCTGCAACTGGCCGAAGATGAACATGCGCATTTTGTCGCTGATGGAAATCAAATCCCAAACCGGGCGGCTCAATACGAGCGTGTTGGCTTCCTCCTGGCGCTTGTCCACAACCTGAATGGCCTCTTTGAGGTCTTCGGGAACATCCATCGTGGCGAGATTCGCCTTGAGGTATTTTACCCCGGATTGCTTCGCCCCCCATATCGTCCCGAACAAGATGGCAGCCACCCGCTGTTCGCGGGAGATGCGCACATTGCGAGCGAGGAAAGTCGAGGACGAACTTTCGACATCGAAGAATCGGCTCTGGTTTTGAGCGATCGTGTCGTCGATGGGTTCGGTCAAACCGCGATCCTTGCAGTTCCACCCATCGAGTTCCGAGGTGCGGCCAATCGCCCGATACGGCGTGCCGGGAGCACGGAGCAATGCATCGCTGCCTTCGGTGGCAAGCAAGCCGCCGCTCCCCTTTTTGAGGCGCATATAGTCTCCGGTCCGGGTTTTTACCGGATACGACGGGAAAATAAGGTCCGCGATGAACTTCTTGTCGATGGCCATCGCCTCTTGCACAACGACAAGAAGTTCGGGCCGGGATTCCGCTGCTGTATTCTGATACATAATCTAAGTCTCTTTTGGTGTTGGGTTCAGGGTTACAGCGGCATCACGACAATCACGTCGCCATCGGCAGCGGCAGCCTCAAATGCGATGGCGCAAGCCGCTCCCTCGCCATCGGCAAGCACTTTGCCCGCTGCCGCCCGTTTAACGGCGGCTCCGTCGGCGATGACGCCGCCCGCGATGGCGTATTGGAGCGGGTGTTTCAAAATTACCCCCACTGCCCCGCCTGCGGCGTAGCTGGATTTGCCGGTATCAAGAATGGCATTGCCAATCTCGACATCCGCCAGTCCGGCCAGCGCGACTCTGCATGCGCCGATGTATTTGACCCGCGCTCCGGCAGGAATGGTTTCGTCGGCAACGAAACTCGTTAAAATCGATCCGTTCGTCTGATTCATGGCTTTCGCTTTGTCCCTTCTGGTTGCTTACTTGGTTCCGAACTCGATTGTCCCGCCGTTTGCACGGTGCTCAGCGTACTCGTTCGGATGGTTCTTGACGCAGAACTGCACTGCCTGGGAACGCGCTTGAAGCTCTGTGAGCTTTCCGCCAGTCTTGAGTTCCTCGACTTTCGCGGTGAGCAGGGCGGCAAAACTCCCCGCAGGAGCGTCCTTCGCGCCGAAGAGGGTTTTGCCCTCTTGGCTGGGAGCCACACCCCGAGCTCCGGTCTTCAAGGAAAGCCGCAGGGCGGCGATTTCGGTATCCTTCTGGGCGGCAAGCTCGACGAGTTCCGCATTCTTCGCGCCAAGGGCTTCCGCCTTCGTGGCGATTACGGCGAAAGCATTGTCCACTTCCTCCTGTTCCGCCGCCATTTCCATCGACTTGAATTTCGACTGCAGGGAAATCACCTGCTTTTGCAGCGTGGCGAGTTCCGATCCGGCACCGCCTGGAGCGGCACTGGCTGCAGGAGCACGCGCGGCGCCCTGATCCTCTGCCAATGCGGCTTCCACCTCTTCGCGGGTCAACCCCAAGGCGGTGAGTTGCTCGTCGCTCATGGCGGCGAGATCCTCCAGCGTCGGCTCTTCCATCGACGCGAGCAGTTGTTCGTTGAATTGTTTCTGCGCGTCGAGTTCAGCGCGCATGGACTGTAGTTCAGCCATGACATCCGCCAGCGTCGGCTCCGCGCCCGTTTTTTTTGTAGGTTCTTCGGCCATGCCCTTTCGGGCGCTGTCAACCGAGAACAAACCTTCCGGGTTCGCCGCCGGTTGCGTGACGCAATCCACGGCAAGCAGTTTTGTGCAGCGGGCGGCCATCTTTCCCCCCTTGATTTTTTCGCCAGCCCCCTTGAACGCCACGCTCATACCGAAGCATTCCGGCATCACCTCAGCGCGCTCGAGCATGCTGGGCGTCTCCTCGTGGGATTTGAGCAGATGCCAATCTCCGCGCGGCTTGTTGCCGTCCAGATGGAAATTGGAAAGATAGCCGTTAAGCATCTCCACTCCCGCGCCGTGATTGAGCTTCACCGGCACCTTGACCGCCTTGACCGCGCAGTTGAAAATCTGCTGAATCGTCGTGTCATCGACCTCCAGATCGTGGCCTTCGGCGGTGACGCCCCCGGTGATCAGCGCCACGCCACGGACAATCGCATTCTCCCGATCGACCGTCCCTGTAAACGAAAACGGAACATGAAAACAAAAATCGGTTAAAGCATCTTTAGACATGCCAACTCCGCCCTCTGTCAACGCCATCCTTATGTAAGGATGGATCACGCAAAGCCGCAAAGGCGCAAAGAGCACACCGGCTCTTTGCGCCTTTGCGGGAAAATAATGCTTTTCCGACTTCCGTGGATACCAGGGCGGTCGGATGCGCCCCCATGACGGCCCATCCGAGGCCTGGCTGCAACTCTCACGGATTATTGTCTGCCGCGCCCTTTCAGACTCGACAATGCTTACGCTTTGCGACGGAATCGACGGCTCGCTAACCGCGCCAAAAGCGCAGTGCCTCCGCCCCCGGCAACCGCACCGGATCCCTCGATCGCGCCCTTGGTGAATCCACCCGCAATCGCTCCCGGCCCGTAAGCCGCCGCCATCGCCTTTGGATCCGCCGCGCCCGCAGCCTGGGGCGCAAATTCCCCGTCCGTGTTCCGGGCCCGCGCAAACGCAATCATCCCAGGTCGCAACGCCGAGAGCTTCACGGGCGATGCGATACCCTTCTTTTTTTTGCCGTCCTCCACGGGCTCGATAGTATGAATCTCAATGGAAGCGTCATGCGTTGTCTTTCCATCGCGCTCCCTCGTGGTCTTGCTTACGATTTCGTAATCCACCACGGCCTTTCCCCGCTTCGGCAATTCCACCGGCTTTGGCGAACCGTCCACCCATATCGTCGGGTAACTCTTGCTTTTCATGGAGGGACTGCACAATGACGGTCCACAGCAGCTCTCATAGCTTCTGCCCAAGTCCAGCTTTGCGAAGAAAATCATCCCCGGACGAAGGAGTGGCAGTGAAGAAAGAATCTGCATCGTCTTAGGCCATTTTGGATGCAATTCCGCGCAGCTTGGCAAGCAGCGGGTTCGCCGCTTTCTTCAATCCACGCGCACCCGCTGCAATTGGATTTAATCCCGAAATCTCCCGTGCCGCCGTGTAGCCCTTGCTCCCCCGAGCGATGGCGGCGGTGACAGGAGCCTTCACCGATTGCACCGCGTTGCGTCCGGCATTCCGGTATGCCTGGCCGACGCTCCCACTTGCATTGCCTCCGTAGTTGCGCATGATGGCGGAATGCCCGGCTGCCGCACCCGTGACGGCGGCTCCGGTCGCCACCGCACCGGCCACGGTTTTTGGAACTCCGGCAGAGTCGGATTGCTCTTCCTCGGGCGTCTTGGCAAAAAGATGTTCGTCGAGTGTGGTTTCGACATTGGCGCAGAACTGAATGATCCGATTTTTGTTCATAAATGGTTTCTTGAAAAATTGCTGTGTTCCGAGAATCAGAGGTTTTGTCAACCCGCCTTCACCATCGGAATAATGTTGGAGGGTTTCGTCACGAGACGACTCGCTGTGAGAGTCCGACGCCCGATCTTGTATCCGGCTCCCGCGCCGACCGCCGTTGCCACCAACGCGCCGCCGACTGCAATGCGCCGGATATTATCGACCTTTTCGTGCCAATACTTCTCCCTCCGCTGCCGCACCGCGCTGCCGGGAGCAAATACCCGCGCCGATTTCCCGCGCGGATCTCTCACATCCCATCCGGCATCTTCCGCCGCCGAATCAAAACGGACTTCCCGGCGCTTGGCGGACATAGGAAACAAGTCCGGCACAAGGGAGTTGGCCGTGCCCTTGCTCTTTCTCACCAGCTTGGCCACGGACGCACGGTATGCAGGATTCGTCCGCATGACATGCGCGTGGGCCAACAATCCCGCGCCGACCGCCGCAGTTTGCATGGTGTTCTTGAACCACGATTTCTCCCACTCGCGCTTCCGGGGTCGTCCGCGCACGTCGAGTTTCTCGCGACCGGTCAACGCATCGCTTGCGTCCTTTACGAGTGAGCCCGCCCGAGCCCCGGCACGCTGAATGTCCCGACCCTTATTCAACGCCGCACGGATTGTCTGCCCATGCACTGCTGGAAGGCCGGATTCCACCGACAACGGCTGGATAAAGCGTCCCTGTTCGGTGCGCCCTTGCTGGATTCCCCCAAATTCAATTGCCCGTAACCGCGCTGAAAACGCCCGCCGCAAGAGTTTTTTTCCGGCACCCACAAGCGCCGGTTCTGCCGCCGCCAATACGCCGCCATACAACAACCCGCGCCCGAGTCCCTCCCCGGTTGCCGCAACAGCATCGCCCGGCTTTGCGGTAGCGCCACTCGTCACTGCGTCGGCGATGCCGATGCCGCCCGTCAACGCCGCGCCATGCAGGAACGCCAGCTTCGCCTTCGGACTACTCAACACTTTCCGAACCTTGTCCATCGCCCCTGCGGACATGTTCTCTGCCACTGCAAATTCGCGGACTCTTTTTCCCAAGGAACTAAAGCCGACTTTGCCACCCAGCTTGCGATACGCCAGTCCTGCGGCAACCAATCCGCCGACCTTCCAGGGGAGTTTCTCCGCCTTTTTCGCCCCGTGCGAGCGGTCGCCAAAAGCGTCCTTCGTGCCAGCGGTCGCACTCCGAATCCCCGCCTGAGCGGCCACTCCAACCAATCCTCCCGCTGCCGCTGCCGATCCGCGCGTCAGCTTTCCGCGACGCAACAATGCGCCCGCCGCCGCTCCGGCCAGGGCGCTCTTGGTGTAGTTGGAAGTCGCCCGATCCTGCTCCTGCTCGTAAATCTGCTTGCGGTAGCGGTCTGCCGCCACTGTCGCTCCGTGAGCAAACTCCAGGGATTGCTTGCGAGCGCCGCTTTTGGACCGACCGACCGAGAACCCGAGCTTCTGCCGCAATGCCTTCAAGGGGGATCGCACCGTCTCCGAAACAGCAACCGCATTCCCCGCCGTCCGCTCCAGGGCAGGAGCGAGACGCGCCACCACGCCGCGAATCTCTCCCGCAGCGCGACCCAGTTTGAGCCCGCCATAGGCGAGCCCAACGCCCCCGGCAACCGTGGCTCCCGTGCGCAAGGCCGAATGCACCCCGCTTCGCTTTGGAGAATACGACGCGGTATTTTGAGGGGACTGCAAACGGATTGTGTTGGCTTTCATAACTAAGAGACACCATCGTCAACTCCCAAGACCGCCCGTTCCAGCGGAACGATCATCTCGGCCTGTTCCGGGGGCATTCCATAGACCGTGACCAGCGTGTTGACCGCACTCGACCGATCCAAAACGCCTTGCGTCACATGGGTCAATATCTCAAGAATTTGCTTCGCACCATTGTCGCCGACCGCTTCGATGCTGCCCGGCGCAGGGTCCGGCGGATCGCTGGGCGGCGTATTCATCGCAGCAAGCTGGGCCGTGGCATCCTTCAGGAGTCCGCCCGCAAACAACTCGATTGGCACGCGCGTCTCTGCCGCAATTTCCTGCGCCATCTTCACCGCGCTGGCGTTCCGGCGGAACACGCTGCCCAAATCGCGATTTTGCTTGGCCGCAACGTCTGCGGCAGGCATCAATCCGGCCTGAACCAACGCTAAATCATTTTGGGTTTCATACCCGGCATCCGTGACGATCCACGCGCCGAAATGCGCCTCGAAGTGCAACCATTTCGGATGTGCCGGAAGCTCTTGGTTTGCGATTCCATCGGCCAAAACCAGCTTGCGAATGCGGCGAATCTTGCGCAAGACGAGCAGACGTTGCCAATATTGAATCCGACGCTGGGCCTGCTGTACTTCAATGCGCGCGGTGACGCCTCCCAGCATCGCCATATCCCACACAAAACCGTAGGGCAAATCCAGACACACCGCAATAAAGCGAATGATGGTTTGGACGCCCTGGATAAATGCACCGCCAGGGCGGGTCGGACCGCTCAGGAGGTTCACGTTTTCCCCCTCTGCCATTTTAAGCAGTTTTCCGAACTCCGCCAGTTGCGTCGGGGTACCCTTTGCGGTCTGGCCTTCCCATTGACCGGCCCCCGTTTTGCTATACGGGTCTTTGCTGGTAATCAGCCCGGCAAACTGGGACTGCACCTTGGAGGCGAATATCTCCGAATCGAGCAACTCTTTGATGTCCCTCTGGCGCGTGAGCATTTTGATGAGGTAGGTCACACCCCGGTATTGATCTCCCCGCTCCGGATCCCACAGATGGATGAAATTTTGGGGCTCGACATCGACCCCATCGACATACGCCCCCATGCGGGTGCGCCTGAATACCCGATACGCTTTAACGGCTCCTGTATCCTCATCGAGGGTCAATCCCCCAATGTAATTCTCATCAAAGCGCGCATCCATCGGATTGCCAATCCGGTCCGCCTCGATTTCCTGCAAGCACACCATGCCGGTAGCCTCGTCAATCTTTTCGCCCTCCCTCGGCTTGCGGCGGATCACCGTGCCGTGGTCGCCATCAATGAGCATCGCCACGAGCGACATGGCTACAAGTTTGGAAAAGGGATGCCGTCCGGTCAAATCGCAGAGAAACGTGCCGTCATCCTCGACATCATCCACCTCGTCACCTGCCCAGCGCGAAAAATACTGGTCATAACGCGCATCGATCTCGGTGTCCCCGGTGTTCGATTTCAGTCGCAAATCACCGCAGGTATAAAGTGCGATGCGCCGGAGCACACCGCCGATCCAGTCATACCCTGCCAGGTTTCGCGCGTCCCACATCGCCTTGATGCGGTCCCGTCCTTTCTCGGCGGTCTCCGATCCACGGTTCTTGGCCATCCCTCCCGAGTCTCCGCGACGCTCGGGATGATCGTTGTAGCCGAACCTGTGCAACACCTCGCGCGCCATCATCCGCTGCACGCCCGCTTGCGGGTTCACCATCGACACCAGGCGGTCCATCATGTTCATCCGCTGGCCCGGAGTTTTTCTGTCTTTGCTCATACTCCGCGAAAATCTGTCAAGATAACCGAGGGGTTTCCCGGACCGAAACGCCGCTCATTCTGGATGCGCACCGCCGCAGAGAGCTTGCCAGAGAGCACCTGCAGGTCGCGCGTGAAGCTCTTTCCCGCCGTGCTCTGCTGTGCAATGATCGTCGATTGCTTCTTGAGCAATGCCACTTCAGCAGCCAATTCCTCTGGCGTGTAACTGCGGTAAATCTCCAGCCATTCGGGTGATGCCATTGGATGTGTTCAGGGGAAAAGGATGGTTGCGGCGGCGGGACTCGAACCCGCGACCTCCTGGTTATGAGCCAGGCGAGCTGCCACTGCTCCACGCCGACCTAAAAACTGCATTACCCGTTTGCCGAACCCGCAGCGACCGGCAAAAGATTGATTTTATTCCCGCCAATACCGACCCCCAGCACCGTCACAAACCAGCCCGACACGGCATCCGCCGCAGGACAGCTTTTGCCCGGCGTGCCCGAAACGATCACGACCTCGCCCACTGCGACGGGATACCCCGGCGTGAACTGCGTGTCGCTCGTGGCGTATGCCACCGGCTGGCCCAGCGCCGCCGAATTCAAGGCCACCCCGACAAACTTGTTGGCGGGATCCACGGCGTTTGCGTCAAGGAGACCCATCGTGCCGTCGGCGTTCTTACACAGGTTATCCCCAGCGGAAATTGCCGCACCGGCCATCCCGTTTGGAGTCCACACGGCGAGAGCGCCGCATTTCACATTTGCTGCAATGGTAACTTTATCAGCCATGCAGCCTCAAAAACTGTCAACTAATCCGCGCGAATCACAGATGCAGGAAAGCGTCCAAACGCGCATTCAACTCATGGAGGCGTGTCCAGAGCGCAGACATATCATAATCCCGCACGGATTTGAACACAGGAGCATGGGGTACGGGTAGTGGCTCAGTTTGAATTTTCTCTAGCGAAATGGTGAGCGGTCAAGCATATTGAGGTATGCAGAAACCCAAAAAGCTCCCACGCGATGCAAATTCCCTTGCTGCTCGTATTGTAGCGCTTTCTACGGGAGAGGAACCACCCAAGCTATTGGAGGGTTCCAAAACAGAGACCACCCACGAGCCGCAGCCGGAAAAGAACCCGGCTGCCGTCGCTCTTGGAAGGCTTGGTGGACTAAAAGGCGGTGCTGCTCGCGCAAAAAAGCTCTCCAAAAAGAAACTTTCTGAAATTGCGCGAATCGCCGCATCTGCTCGCTGGAAGAAGAGCTAGGCTGCGTTTTGGCTTGGGCCATTCTTTTTCCATTGCATATCAGGTCCGTAGTCGAGCTCCATTTTAATCGGCTCCTCATCGGGATGAATATTATTCCAGTGATCTTGAATCAGCTCCATTTGATAAATATCGTTAACTGATTGTTCCCGCCTCTGGACAAGGCATTTATGCACAATCTTCCTAGGCGCTTCGTCAACATCGACTAGCTTCCAGAATGTTCCCTGCTGACTGGTTCCCTCTGTGGAAAACGATAGATTTGCCTTGTATGGCTGCCCGGTTTTTGCATCACGCCTAACCTCTTCGCAAATTGCATCCTTCAACTGTTTGGCCAGTAAGTCCATCGGGTCTGGGGGAACGGGCACCTTCCATCCCCTATCCCTCATCCATTTTGCAAACTCAAGCGGGTCAACTTCCGTGATGCCGCTTTGTTGTTTATAGACCTTAAAAAGTCTCTGCGCTTCCTGATTTTTTCTCATCTGTTTTGGTTTCTGTGTTTGGTTTGGTTTCTACTAAATTCCCAATGGGTAAACATCCCCCCAACCATCCTTACATGCGTATGGAGTAATAAAGGAACGAACCTTTACAAGATGCTGGCGGAATCTGTCGTATCGGTTTATGCGATGCTGTAATTGACCAGCAACAAGGCCGGGGTGAATTTTGAGAGTTCTTGCAAAACCAATAATGTCTCGTTCCGCAAAGAACGGCGCTTTTCGATCTACAAATTGCTTCATTGAGGCCTGACTAACGCAGAACTCAGCAGCCGCCGAATTTGCGGCACGCTCTTCCTCGGGAATATTAGAACCGGTTCCCGCGCGCTCGCCCTCTAGGTCTGCATCGAGCATCATTGCTGTACGCCCATCTAGCCGAAGAACGTGTTCAATTTCATGGCGAAGCACAAACCAGAAGTTGTCGATACGATCATACCTTATGGACATTGCGATCACGGGGGATTTATCGTTTATCCAAAAACAAACCCCATCAATTTTTGAGCCGGGAAGTGCCTCTATGAGCACGAATCGGATTCCGCAATCTTGAAGTATCCTTGGAACCTTTTTTATATCTTCCGGAGATCCACGCAAGGCGCTCAATTTGGAAACAGCTTCTTCCACTGCTTTCGGGGAATACTTGGAAACAAGCAACTCGCCAGCAATCTGTTTAGCCCGGTAGAGCCAAGCAAGTTGAACAGGGGTGGATTCACTGGCGACATTGGTTTTCTTTGCAGCATGGGGCAAAATCTCGATTTCCTCCGTTGTGGCGGCTCCAAAAAATATCATTAATGCCTTCTCTACTTCTGGAACATTTCGAGCATCGGAAGCATCTAGCCAGCCACGTTTAATCATATCCGAAATCGGGAGTGCGCCAAACAGATGCGCTCTATTCGTACGCCCTGGGTCCGGCCTCGCTACGATTCGCGCCTGTGCGAGTTCGTAAGTTTTTTGTAAATCCATGAAATCTTCTGCTGGGACATCAAACACTTCAGACAGAGTGAGGGCCATTTCCGCATCAACCGGGCGTTTCCCGGCGATTATTTTATTCATCGTGCTTTCATCCAATCCGATAACTGTCGCGAGGATGCGCTGCGTCCATTCCCTTTTTTCAATCAGGTCGTGGATATACTGGCCGGGAGTTTTGTATTGGGTAGGGAGGCTCATAGGAGCCGAAAGTAGAGCACAGAACACCCAACCGCGTCAACCGGAAACTTTCTCTTTTTGCCAAACTGAACAATAATGCTTGACCGAAAAGGCGAAATGCTTCATTTTTCGCGCATGAACCAGTTGAGCCCCGAAAATAGAGCGCGAATCGTTGCTGCCCTTGTTGAAGGAAATTCAATGCGAGCCGTCAGCCGCATGACGGGCGTTGCCCGCAACACGATCAACAAACTGCTCTGCGATCTCGGCGCCGCTTGCTCTGAGTATCAAGACAAGGTTTTCCAGAATCTTCCCTGTAAGCGCATCCAGTGCGACGAAATTTGGTCGTTTGTGGGAGCCAAAGAGAAAAACACCAAGGCAGAGAAAAAGGCAGAAGGATGGGGAGATATTTGGACGTGGGTTGCGATTGACGCCGATACGAAGCTCGTGCCGTCTTGGTTCGTCGGAAACCGGGACGCTGGATGCGCTTACCATTTCATGCACGATCTAGCGGACCGGCTCGCCAATCGGGTTCAACTCACCACGGACGGTCACAAGGCTTATCTGAGCGCCGTTGAAGATGCCTTTGGATGTGACATCGACTACGCGCGACTCATTAAGCTCTACGGGGACGCGCCGGAGGGTGCGCAAATCCGCTACAGCCCTCCGCAATGCACAGGAATCGAAATCAAGACCGTCTCGGGCAAGCCCGACATGAAACACGTTTCCACGAGCTTTGTAGAACGCCAAAACCTTACTATGCGGATGTCAATGCGTCGGTTTACCCGGCTCACGAACGGGTTTTCAAAGAAGGTGGAGAACCACGAGCACATGCTGGCACTCCACTATATATATTACAATTTCGGGCGCATCCATCAGTCGCTCCGGGTGACACCAGCAATAGAGGCCGGGATTGCCGATCACGTTTGGGAGTTGGGCGAGATTATTTCTTTGTTGGATTCAAACTGAGCCACTACCGGGGTACGCCGCTCCTTGACTTTCTTACATAGCCGACCGTAACGAGTTTCCCTATCGGCTGCTGATCAGAAATATGCGCCGGAACCTGCACGCGAAACGGAATCCCCGCCTTGTCGCGCACCGTCAAAATTCCATGTTTCTTTCCCTGTGCCGCTCCCGTCACTTTGTATTCTTCATCGTGCAGCGGCTTGCGCTTCGACACCTCACCTCCTGGAGTCTCAATAATTTGGCCTTCGTATCCTGACTTCACAGATTCCCGATAGTGCGCATCTGCCTCAGCGGCGGAACGGATGCGCGTGCCTTTGACGTGCCGAATCCCAAGCACGGGCATTGGTTTAGGACCACCACCGGGGAACAAATGATATTGCAGTTTGCCCCTGCCGGTCTTGAAGTCGGACAGCGTTTGATCGAACGGCTGTCCATGCCGGTAAAGTTCACCTCGCAGTTCATTTTTCGGATGGAGCAAGAAATGCAGTTTCAGACGGCGCTGCAGGTGCGGTTGCGTTGCAATCGGCGCATCGGATTTCGTAAACAGCCCGTCTTTCGTCGCCCGCGCATAGATGCCATCCAGCTTCGGAGAGACGATGCTGCCGGAGGGGACGGGTTCAACTTCAGGGTATGTCTTCATGCTTGTCTGTTAGCTTTCCAAGTCAACTTTCACCCTTACGTAAGGATGGAAACCGCTTGCGTTCTCTTATCATATCAGCTAACGTATCAGACCGATGAACGCCAAATCCAGCGACGCCCTGCGCGACATGGGAATCAATCCAAACGCAGACGAATCCCGCGCTCCGATTGATCTCCGCATCATCCCCCGTGATCGGTGGGTTGACTACATCGGACATCCCGTCGCGTTCCCTCCCGATGTGGAAGCCTACCTTGCGGGAACCGAACGCAACCGACTCTCGCTCTCCGAAATCGACAATATCGAAATCGCGATGGACCGCCACTACGGCACAGCCCCCGAATTCTCCATTTCCCTCTGGCCCAACGGCACGGCCTATCTCGATCTTACGAAAACCGACGCATGATCGCCACCCCACAACTCGATGAATGGACGGAGGGTGTCATTCGCCAACTCGCCCCCAGAGGTGCCAAGGTCCAACTCGCACGCCATCTCGCGGCGCAATACGGCGGATGCGAGCGCGCATGGCAAGTCACCCTGACCCGTATCCTAAAACGCCGACTCGCACCCAACGGAGAAGTCCTCCTCGCCATCAACGCCTGGCTGGACTCCAATCCCCTGTCCGGACGACACCCTGAATCTCAGACGGGCCCGCGAGTGTAAAAACATACTTATTCATAAGTAATACTAGGAGTTATCCTTACGCAAGGACGCGAAGCGCGCGAATCTCAGACACCCAAAGGGGAGAATAATAGAGGGAAGCGAACGCGAACAAAACGCGCCGCTTCTTCCTGATGAAAACGCCTCGCGAATCTTAGACACGAAAAGGGGAGATAATCAGAGAGAATGGTGCATGAAAGTGCATTTTCCGCTTGTGTTTCTTAGCAAATATGCTAACTTTTAAGCGTTATGAAAACCATCTATCGCCTCACTTCCTCCACCGTTTTCTTCAATGGTCGCGTCCTCTTTTTTCCAAAGGGAACCCACCCGGAAAATGCGCGGGGATGGTTTCGCAACACAAGCGAACCGAGTGCGCAACCAGTAACCCGCTTCCAAAAAAAAGCGCCCTGCTCACCCGGACTCGGCATGCCGGATCATCCCTTTTCCGGGATAGCTGCAGCGGTAAAACATCGCTTGGAACATCCCATCAAAGGGGCTGCCTTAATCCGCCCCCTTTCTCCCCATGATTTTGAGGAAATCCGGGGGGAAATCTCCCTCATTCTTGCCGAACGCAACCCGGCGGAGAAAATCGACTTTGCAACATGGAAAGCTATTTTCCGCGCATCGCGCCAAGTTTTGCGGATGAAACGCAAGTTGGAACGCGAAAACCTGATCGACTCCATCGAAGAATTGCAAAGCACGAATTTTTGGAGCGAAATCTCCGAACCCCGTTCCATGCAGGAAACCCGGGAACGCGAAGCGCGCGAAGACCGGGAAACCGCTGATTTTGAAACGCGCGTGCTCGCCAAACAAGCGCGCTATCTGCTCGCCTGTGTTCGCGCCGCGCATCGTGCGGACGGTTCCAGAAAGCGCGACCACAAAAAACGCATTGCCTTTGAGTATCTCCGCCGGGCCATTCGTGCCATGAGGGGACAAGGACATTCCCACGAGACAAGCCGACAAAACGCCTATTACGATTATTCCCGGTTCAACGCCTACGTTGCCGAGGGGGAAACCCAGCTAGATCGGGAAACCGAAGCCGAATTTTCGGCATGGAAGGAAGCAGAAACCGTCCGCCTCATGGAAGCCGTATCGGCCTAACGCCTCTCAAGATTTTCAACCAACACGCAAGCAGCGCGTGTCCTTACGTAAGGACACGCGCTTTTTTTCAATCAAAACCACCATCCGCAACATCCAAATATCCAATCATCCCATGAAAAAAACCATCATCATTCCATCCGCCGCACCTGTGGCGTCCATGAACGAAATCGCCAAGCTGAGTCAGGCCGACCGGTTTAAGCGGTTCGCAGAACGCGCGACCGCATCCGCCCGCGCCTTCATCGAAATGGGCAAGCTCCATCACGCCATCACCGGAAGCCTGAAAAAGAACCAGACGATCTACGGGGAACTGCGCAAGCTCGGAGTCAAAGACTCCACCATCAGCAATGCCAGCTACGCATCCCGCGTCTGGGGCGAACTCATCGCCGCCGGACATCTTACCGAAGTCCAGTTCGACGGCTTCACCTTTCAGGACTGCCTGGCGATCTGCCGGGTAATGGGGAGCCAGTCGAAGAAGCGCCTCGATCCAGAGGAAATTGCCGTGCTGGTTTCCGAAGTTCCAGAAACCTTCGATGATGAACTCCGTTCCGTTTACGAAACCGGAATGACCGTCGGCGAGGTGGAAGCGCAAGCCAAGGCCCAAGCCGACGCCGAGGCCGCTCAGAAAGCCGCCGAGGACAAAGCGGAAGCCGATCGCATTGCGCTGGCAGAGCAGCAAGCACGCGAACAAGAGGCAGAACCCGCACCGGTCGCGGAAAGCGCGAATCCTCCGGTTTCGGAACCCGCACCGGAATCTCATCCCATGACCGGGGTTGAAACACCCGTTGCGCCCGTCGCCCCTCAAAATCCAGCGCCCTCCGCGAACATCATCCCTTTGCCGCAAGCAACCGCCGAATCCGACCCGGACGCCGCGTTGCCGGAACTCCTCTCCGTAGTGGATGAGCTGCTCAATGCAGTCCTTGCCATGAGCCACGATGCCCGCCGGACCGTATTCGAGAAAATCAACGAATGCCAGGGAGCCCTTGCCGATTCCCTGAATGCGGAAGCCGAAATCGCCGCCTAGCTCCATCATTGGGGACCGTCTGCGCAAGTGGACGGTCCCTTATCACTTATTCGCTCCTATGGCCTTCCCCTCCGAATTTCGCCAACTCACGCCGGGGCGCAACCGCCGTCGCATATGTTCCCGATGGCTTCGCCAGATTCTCTCCCGTTTTCCCGTTCCAAAACTTACCAATGACTCCTCTTCTTCTTCCCGTCTCCGTCCTCAAAACCATCTTGACCGGGTTCAATAAAATTCCTTGGAAGCAATCCAAGGTTGCCGCAATGCGCCATGCCTTAGTACGCCGCGCACAGGGAGCCATTACCCTTTCCGTCACGGATTTGGACTGTCACTTGACCTATACGCATCGAAGCGAACCCGAACCGATCACACTGTTGGCCCGCAAACTGGCCGCCATGCGCAACGCTGGAGAAACCTGCTCCTTTCTGGTGCCGATCCCGGGACTGATCGAAGCCGCCCGATCCGCAGATCATGATAGCGCGGTGGAACTCGCCCCGGACAAAATCCGCTTTTTTGTCCAGGAATCGCCCATCGGCGGCAGCTTCGAGGCACCGCGCACAAAGGAATTCCCGGACGCACCGTCCATAACCTGTATCCAGCAAGTCATGGATGCACGCGCACAGCAAGCCATTGCGAACGCCTTCGCCTGTGCCAGCGAAGACCCGACACGGCTCGTCCTTCAAGGTGCGTTTATCGGGCGCGAACCCGCCGATGATCCAGCACACACCGCCAATCATGTCATCGTAGGCACCAACGGGCGAATGCTGGTGCGAACCAACTCCATGCACTTTCCGGCGCTAAATCACTCTTTCATCCTTCCGGCGATTCCACTTCTCCGCTCCCGACCACTTTCCGTCCTACCGTGGAATCTCGGATTCCAGCCTGGGATCGAGCAAAAACCGGGGGAACCCTATCAACCCAAACTCCACCGTCCACCGCTCTTCCTGCTCACCGCAGGTCCGTGGACCCTCGTCGGTGTCGCCATCGCTGGGAACTATCCCAACTATAAGCAGGTCATTCCATTGCAACACCCCTTGCGAGTAACTCTTGCGTCCGGAACCGAAAAATCCTTCGCGGATGCCATCGACCGGCTTCCGCGCGTGGGCCACCAACCCTCCGTCACCTTGGAACTCGCGCAGGGAAAGGAACTGACAGTCCACTCCGCACGAAACTCTGTCACTGCAAAGGGTTCGCGCTGCTCCGGCGGTCTTCGCATCGCCTTCGACCCCGATTTCATCGCCCTTGCGCTTCGCATGGGTTTTAGCGAATTGCACCTCAACGACGCACTCGACCCGGCGGTCTTCACGGCTCCCGGTCGTCAATTTGTCCTGATGCCCATGCGCAGCCAAACGAAGCCTGTAGAGGCCAAACCGTAATCCGTTCCAGCGCCAAGAATCACCGAATTTCAATCCTTACGTAAGGATCACACCCAATGCTTCAAGATAAAGCCCTTCTAGTTTCCCTCTCGCTCTCCATGTTTTCCGGGAGCAAAACTGACAAACGCCTCACCCGCCGGGTCTTGAGAGAGCACAGCGCCGCGCAAGGCTCGCTACGCGTCGCCAAACGGATGCTTCCCGAGGAAGCACTGGAGCCCATCAAAAAACTCCACGGCGAGATCCGCGAACACCATTACAACCACACGGTTCCGTGGGGCGAAAACGAGCGGCTGCTTGCCTCCTCCTATTACATGGAATACGCCGACTGGATGCGCGCACGCAGGTCCGATCTGGACCGCGCCGTCGCCAGCTTCCTCCAGAATTACCCGATCTTCATCGACGAAGCACGCCGCCAACTCAACGGAGCCTTCAATGCGGAGGACTATCCGGGGCCGGATGCCGTCCGCAACCGGTTCGGATTCCGCCTGGAATACAAACCCGTGCCCGAAGCGGGCGACTTTCGCATCTCACTGATGCACGAGGAAATGGAGGCACTCCGGGCCCAACTCGCCGCACGGATCGAGGAAGCCGAACGCGCTGCCCGTTCCGATGTCGCTCGCCGCATCGCCGAACCGCTGGCGGCGATGGTCAACCGGCTCTCGGATCCTGATTCCAAGTTCAAGGATAGCCTCGTCACCAACCTGCGCCAAATCTGCGACCTCATCCCTACGCTCAACATCACGGGAGACAAGGCGCTTGAAGCCACCCGCCAACACATCCACGCAACGCTCTACCACACCGACCCCGGACTTTTGCGCGAAAACCCAACCATCCGCAGTGCCACCGCCAAGAAAGCCCAAGACATCCTCACCTCCATGTCGATTTTTTTTCCAGCGGAAGCCGGATGTTGATCACCCTTACGTAAGGATTTTCCTAACGAGTTGACAGCCGAAGAACACCACACCATGAGCACACCCAATCAAATCCAACGCTTCCTGACCATTGCTCAGCACGGGCGGCACCGGGGGGCATCCAGCGGAGAGAAAACCGCCCATCAAGTCGCGCAGGCGCTTTTCAAACTCGGCGACGATCTCGCGGTGCTCGACAGCGACACCGTGGAAGGGATTTGCGGGATGATCCACTGCCTGGCCGGTCCGTGGCCCACCGACGGCGACAAGGAATTTGTGATGCGAAACATCCGCAGGGCGGCAACCGGACGCGGATAGGACGCATCCTTACGTAAGGATTTTCCTAACGAGTTGACACATACGCAACCAGTCATACCAACCCATGAAACCCCATAAACTCAACGAAGCCCGTTTTCTTGCTGTTCTCCAGCGCATCCTGCCAAAATCCATCCCAGACCCGCACATCGCCAACTCCATCTACGAACAGGTGCTCAACGAAATGAGGCTCTTCAAGAGCCTGGATTCGTTTGAGAAGTTCTGCGAGAAAGGTTCGCTGCCCGATGCCGAACCTGCCACGGTCGAGGAATTCAAGACCCAGCTTGAGGGGAACTTCGGCGCAGGAAATGTCGTCGTGACACCGAACCAAGACGGCGCTTCCGTCGCCGTAGAGATCGCGTTGCCTGATCATATCGTCAACACCGTCGTCAAAGTCGTGGCACCTGGCACCGAAGACGAGCCGGTCGAAGCACCGTTCGTCCCGTTCCCATGCGCGCTCCCCGAAGACCCCGATCTTGTTTGGACGCTGGCTCGGCGCGAGAACATTGGGCCCGACGAAGCCGCACGCGCACTAGCAAATATCCAGGAGGAATTCTGGTCCACAAAGAAAGGTCAGGTTTTGCAGCGCCAGGGCGTTCCGCGAAGTTTCGCTGAATTCGTCGCGAATGTTCCGGCATCCGCACTCGCTGAAAGCGGAATCAAGCGCTTCCATAAAGACCCGGAAACCCTCAAGAGTTTGCAACTCATTCCCAGCGCATAAATCTTCAACGGCCATGCCTGAGAAACCGCTGCGCTGCGTTGCTTGCAGAGCCTACTTCGTCCGAAAAGCACGGCGCGGACCCATCCCAAAGCATTGCTCTGGAGCCTGCCGTCAGCGCGTCTTCTACTACCGGTTCAAGACTCGCACTGGCACCCACCCAAAATCCAAATCCTCATGATCAATCCCCTGCGCGCCTCCGGCCGTTCCACCCGGCTCCTTAGCCACGCCATCGCCCAAGCGGCACAAAAAAAGAAGGTCTATGTCCTCTACGAAAATCCCGAACACGGCAAGATGATGCAACGGCAATGCGCCAAGATGTGCCAGGGAAACATCGCCGGGTCCATCGTTTACAAACCGGATGCCTGGGCCAGCGGTGTGATCGTGTTTGAAACTGAGAAAAACATGGTGATCGACTGGGACAGCATGACGCTTCCCTACAACCACACCGACTGCGTGCTTCTTGTCGATCATTACGCCATCGAATCCAGATTTAAGGCGCTTCTCGCGATGCTCCACCAATTCGATCCCCACACCCTTCCGACGGTTTAATTCGACAGCCAACAAAGCCCCTATGTATCCCAAACAACTTCTTTCCCATCTCATCGCCAGCATCCCTCATGGTCGCAAGACCCTGATCAAGGGTCCGCCCGGATGCGGAAAATCCGACATCGTCGAACAAGCCTGTCACCAGCTCAAAGCCGACCTGCTTATCTCGCATCCAGCCGTATCCGATCCCACCGATTACAAGGGGATGCCAGCCGTCACACACGGAGGCACCGAGGCTCACTTCCTTCCGTTCGGAGACCTCAAGCGACTCATCGACGCCGACCGACCCACCGTCTGTTTTCTTGATGACATCGGCCAGGCACCCCACGGCGTGCAAGCCGCCCTCATGCAGCTCATCCTCGCACGGCGCGTGAACGGATTCAAAATCTCCGAGCACGTCACATTCATCGGCGCAACCAACGATACAAGCCACCGCGCTGGCGTCCACACCATCCTTGAGCCGGTCAAGAGCCGCTGGGATACCATTGTCGAACTCGCTCCGCATCTGGACGACTGGTCCACTTGGGCGCTCGACCACGGCATGCCCGCAGAGATCATCGCCTTCGTCCGGTTCCGTCCCGAATTATTGTGTAAGTTCGAGCCCACACGCGAACTCGTCAACTCGCCCAGCCCCCGCACCATCGCCGCCGTCGGGCGTTGGGTCTCCGACGGCATCACCAATATGGAAGTCCTCGCAGGTGCCGCAGGACAGGCATTTGCCGCCGAATTCGTCGGATTCCTGAAAATCTGGCAATCGCTCCCAAGCATCGACCAAATCCTTTTGGATCCAATGGGAGCCCCCGTGCCTACCAACCCCGCCGCGCTCTACGCCATCACCGCCGCACTGGTGCGCAAGTTCACGCGCGACAATGCACCTCGCGTCTTCACCTACGCCGGACGGCTTCCCAAGGAATTCGAGGTGTGCCTAGTCCGGGACGCCCTGCGCGTCCACAGCGCCGTTGCAGAAACCCGTGAATTCACCGAATGGGCCGTCAAGAATAGCGGCGTGCTCAACTAACCTTCCAGTCATGAAGGTTCTCAAAAACCACCTCTTGGACAAACCCGTTCTAAGAGAACTCTTCTGGTTCATCGTGCTTCCCCATCGCTTGAAGCAGGAGATCGCCAAGGATCTCAAATCCGGCCATCTCGTTCGCAAAAACGGGCGTCTTGTCCTCTGCACGAACCCACCCGCGAAATCATGAGCGCCATTCAATCCGATCGCATCGCCAAGGCCCGCATGGGGATCATCCTCTGCGCTCCTTTCTTCGGCTCGCTGCTCATGCGCTTGCCGATGATCGCGGACCCATCCATCCCCACGTTCCGAACGAACGGAGCGACCATCCGCTATAATGAGACATTTGCAGCCAGTCTCTCTGATTCCGATCTGCGCGGCGTACTGGTTCACGAAGTATGCCACTGCGCCCAAGGGCATCTTTGGCGCGTGGGACAACGAGATATGGAGCGGTGGAACCACGCCACGGATTACCAGATTAACGCGATGCTGGAAACCTACGTGAAGGAGGAACGCGAGGCGCTCAACCAGTCCGCCCCATCCGCTCGCTACGTGGAACCGTGGACCTTACCCAAGGGGGGACTCCATTCCGACCAATACGCGGGGCTCTGCGCCGAGGAAATTTACAATCTGCTTCCCGATGGCGCTCCCAAAGTCGGCAAGGGCGGGCAAGGAGGATCCCCTTCGGGCGATCCGAGTTGTGGCGAGTTTGAATCCCCGGCTACGGCACCCGACGGAACTGCCATTGAAGATGATTGGAAAATAGCCGTCACCCAGGCTGCTACCGTCGCCAAGATGCGCGGAAGCCTTCCCGCCAGCATCGCCCGGATGGTGGGAGAACTGCTGGAACCCAAGGTTCCGTGGCGCGAAGTCTTACGCGAATTCATCCGGGTGCGAATCCGCGATGACTATAACTGGACGCATCCCAACCGCCGCTATTTGCACACCGGCTGTGTGCTTCCAGGTTTGCACAGCGAACGCATGGGGCGGCTCGCAATCGCCATCGACACTTCCTGCTCCATTACTGAGCACCACCTCGCGGAATTCGCTTCCGAAGTCCAGTCCGCGCTAGATGAGTGTGAACCCGAGGCAATCGAAGTGATTTACTGCGACGCGCGGGTCAATGGCACCGATGCCTTCGTGCCCGGCGATGCCGTCAAGCTCCGCAATCTCGGGGGAGGGGGCACCGACTTCCGTCCCGTGTTCGAGCATATCGCCCTCGCCGAAGACCTTCCCGTCGCCCTCATCTATCTTACCGATGGAGACGGCGCGTTCCCATGCGAGGCACCAGAATACCCGGTCCTATGGGCCACCATCCAACCCAATCAATATCCCTTCGGCGAAGTCGTCGCCGTGAAATAATTTGAACTATGAATGAAATTCCATCCCTCGCCATCGCCGTACTCGAACGCGGGTTCGTCTATGTCGGAAACATTACGTTGACCGAAGACTTCTTGATCATCCGAAACGCCAAAAATGTCCACAAATGGGGCACGACGCGGGGATTGGGAGAACTCGCATCCAACGGACCGCTTCCCAACACCAAGCTCAATCCGAGCCCGGACATATTCGTTCCAGTGCGCGCATTGATCCACCTGATTGCGTGTGTTCCGGCAAAATGGCAACTCAATGATTAAACCCCCGCGCCCCCTTGGAGGATTCATTGCCCGGCTCGAATCCTCCACGAGATCATATCTCGCTTCGCTCGTATGTGCCACCCTATCCAACCGATGGCTGGCGACTTGTTACAGCAGGTTAAGCGGCGACGGCGACGGCTACGGCGACGGCTACGGCGACGGCTACGGCTACGGCGACGGCGACGGCTACGGCGACGGCTACGGCGACGGCCACGGCGACGGCTACGGCCACGGCTACGGCGACGGCGACGGCGACGGCTACGGCGACGGCTACGGCTACGGCTACGGCTACGGCGACGGCTACGGCTACGGCGACGGCTACGGCGACGGCGACGGCGACGGCCACGGCTACGGCGACGGATTACCAGATCAAATAAAATAGCCGAAAAAAATCGGAAAAAATGCTGCGCATTTTCAGTATGAAAGAAAAACTCATCGAAGTCGGAAAACACGCTGCCATCTCGCTCTTCGGTCCCTATGGGCATGGCAATCTGACCATCACAAGCGGAAACATCAGCGTCATGGTGGATCAAGTCTATAATTACGCGAACGAACGCCACGGCATCGAGGCTTCCGTGACCCACTCGTTTCTCGTCACTGAAACGCGCACGGAAAAACGGCGAGACAGGTCCGAAGGGTAATGCAATCTATCATACCGAATCCCGATTGGCTCCTCCGATACGCGGAGCTTGCATGCAAGACACTGTCCCTCGATGGACATAAGGTGAAAGGGCGAAATCATGAAGATCGAGAGAAATGCGATTTTCTAAATCCATTTCATCTGCTTCTTCCGCCGATTTGGATGCGCTACAGAACAGGTACCGACGGACTTTTTAGCAACGAACGCTATTTTCTCGCGGGCCATTTCGACTATCTCACGCGCCAACTGCGCGGCGTGGGATTCGATCTTCCCACTCAAACCATCTTGAGTCCGAAATGCTTTAAGGTTTCCAAAGTTCACTTCCTGCTCACAGGCGAGTTACTGCCCTCAGAAGTTTTTTATGCGCACCTCAAACATGCCATCATCGCGCTAAAGCGGCGACGGGCCCGAGAGGCATCCCTGCTTCGCATTTCCTTCCAATCCTAGCCATGCGCTTTTCCAGATTCCCCAGGCATACCGTGCGAGAGAACACACCGCGACGGGTTGCCGCTGCCAAAAGAGCGGTCCAAACCGAACGCGATAAGTTTTCACTCTTTCCAGAACTCTGCACCCACAAGAACGCGGAGGAACGGCTCATCGCCATTGAAGTCAACGGGGCGCAATGGTGGCAGGAATTTCGCGATCTCAGAGCCAAGAACTGGCATTCGGCAAGGGCCAACCTTCGTGCCATTCGGCCAAGCCTTGCAGAGGGAATCAAGCGTTACTGGCAAACCTGCCGGTGGCCCGGAGATCCAACCTATCTTCTGGGGTTGATTCACGACTGCACCATCAAACGCAAATGCCCGTGGCGCATGCTTCGCCTCCTGCGCATGTTCCGCTGCTACGGGCCGCGCATCGCCACCGACGAGAAAGTCCGCGCCATCGTCCATTCCCTGCGTCCCTGAATCTCAGACAGCAAAAGGGGAAACCAAGAACCCGTAGAAAACCATTTATCCTAAATTCGGCAGTTGGCGCTTTTTACAGAGAAAACCGCCACCGCTGCGGGTGAGGGATTTCAACTGCGGCGCAGATGCCGTTTTCCTCTGTAAATTGACACATTCTGGCCATTTCAACTGCCGGATTTAGGTTTATGAAAGAAATTGTAAGAACCGAATCAGAAATCAGCGCATTGGAAATCAAGATCATGCACATCCAAAATTCCATTGGAACCAAATGGTCAGGAATGACCTATGAGGACGGACTCAGAGACATGCTAGATTGGCTCACCGACGAGGATGCAGATGAACCCCTTGAAGAATAATGAGCAGCCAATACATTGCGTGGAGCACTCGTTCCCGGAACAACGGTGTCATTGTTCGCTGGTCGCGGTGGCATCGAGCAAAAACGCTCAAACGCGGAGATCTTACACTTTGCGGAAAAACTTTACCGTTTGAAAAGTGGATCACTTCCACGGAAAGAGATCGACCGCGTGATTGGCGCATTCAAGGCGGAGAATGCGCTGAATGTAGGCGCATCGCAAAGGCAGAAGGGAGTTCCAAATGAGCGAAACCACAGAAACCATCGAGTGTGGCCAATGCGGTTGCGAAGTGGACCTAGAAGAGTCTTACAGCGCCAAAGTGGGCGAAAAAGGAAATTGGCAAGACGTGTGTCAGGACTGCTACCGCGAAATCGTCGAGACATGCCAACTCTGCGGAGAAGAGGATGTCATGCCATCCGACGTAAGCGAATTCATCCTGATCAAAGCCGAGTTCAGTCGAACGGCAAGCCGTCCGCCGGGCATCTATCGTGTCCTTAACTATCCCTTCATGAGCTGCGGCATGCTGGGAGGAGGACACCTCTGCTCTTACGATATACTATTTATCGACAAACTCCCAAAATTCGACGAGCACTACGAAATCAGCGGGCATATCTGTAAAAAATGCTCTCATCCTTACGCTGAAACCCAGCGAAAAGTTTACGGACACCGCTCGCTCAAAAAACTGAGGGAATGGGATAAAAAGGGCTGGGAACTTCAACGCGCTCACACCCGAGCCACTATCCTGGCGAATCCCGACATGCTTCGGGATTTGGAGTGCGATCCCACCGATGAAGACGCCGCAGGACATCACATCAGCTATGCCAACGCCAGAGATTGGCATGATCTGAAGGAGTTGTATGATCTGCCTGACGGGCTCCCAACCTATCATGAATGGGTGTTTGTCGAACACAAAGGAGTGAAGGTCTATTACGCAGGCTACAAGAGCGCCTCCAGTTGGATGACGCTTCATCCCGAACCGCGCTTCCGCACTAATGGACATGGACTCGGCGCGTTCGCTTGCAGTGATTTGCCCACTTACGCCCGACATCATCTAGGTCGTGAATACGACTATTACGGAGCGCGCGAACTCGCAGCAAAACCCGCAGTGATCGATGCAATCAATCTAGGTGCAATCACTCAGGAGGGCATTTCGCCAAGCGATTCACCGATTTGGAATTTACTATCTCATGAAACGCTCGCTTGAAATCGCACGCTACCTGATTGAGCGCATGGAATCGGAGGTCGAATGCCATAAGCATTCTGCAAAGTTGTCTGATTTCTCCGCGTTCCCAGGACTATCCATCGCCGTCGAGGCACTCTTGGAAGCTCAAGCGGAATGGCCTCCAGATGAGGAAAGCCAACGGCGTTCCCTCCATGCCAGATATGGCGCGGCTTTCGACTTCGAGTTCAGACTGCGAACCAAACCCAAAAGATAATTCCCCTATGAAAAATCGCCTCCAATTCGCAACCGAGGCTGCCGGACGAGCAACTCACGCCGCCGGTCGCTTCATTGTCCGCAACCGTGTGCCCATTGCCAACGGACTCCTGTTCCTCTCAGGGTTCATCCGCACCCTCGAGCCATCCGCCACAAGAGCGATCCAGCTCATCGAACTTGCCTCGTCCATCACCGAACCCGTCGCTAAACCACGGCGCAACAAAAAACGTCTATGAACCGCCGAATCCGCCACGCCCTGACCACTTTTCAGATCGAACCCGAGACCGAAGATACACGACCGCCGATTGATCTCACCAAGATCGCGCACGACCTTTGGGGAGCCTACGCTGGGCAACCCGTCGTGTTGCCATCTGCTATCGAAAGATACCTTCAAGGCATCGACTTCCGCACCTTGAGCGTGCTTGAAATCGACAATATCGAATATGCGATTGAACGCCACTACGGCATCGGATCAGAGTATGTCGTGACGCTTTGGCCCAACGGGAAAGCCTATCTCGACCATGCGCGCCACCCAGTTTCGGAAGAAGTCGCCCGAGCGCTCAGCGCCCTTGACGAACCCACAGCACGGGGAATTACCGTGGCTATGAGTCGGTTCACAAACAAGCAACGGTCTCATTAAAGAATAATATGATCAGCACGGTTCAGATTGATTGGAGGGAATGGCGCGACTGGAGCAAGTCTCCAGATGGTGTAATTGCAAAGCTCAATAATCTCCTCAGATCGCACGGAGTCAGAATCGAAAAACTGAGTGATGATTCCTGCGACTTTCTTGATCTAGGAGCTTTTTCCTTTGGAATTTCACGGCAACCTCCACGGCTTGAAAATGAAATCCAATCTGGTGCATCCTTACATAAGGAGACTAGCCCTCATTCAAGTCCAGACTCCGTTGCTGTCCCACCGGGGTCATGTCAGGGGTAGGAACCAGGCCGAGTTGCATCGCGCGAACTAGCGCCATGCATTCGCAGTCGCGCAAATGGTCCTCCTTGCGCAATTGCTTCCATACATACTTCACGCGGCCCGTGCGGAAGCTCTTCTCCGTGGTCTTGATGGCCGAGTTCAAGTGGCGCTGATACTCTGGAGGAACATCGGAATGGATGTGGAATACCGTGGGCTCACTGTAGCGCAGGATCGCCAGCAAATCATAGAACTTCTCGTTCGACCAATAGACAAACATCGCCCGAGGCGTCCCATCTGCCGCGAAGGCCGTGCCGAGATGCGGATCCCGGTAATGTACCGACGAATAGTCTTTGATCACCCGTTGACCTGTCTCCAAAACATGGAAGAAGCCGTTTTTGTTGGAGCCCCATAATCCGCGCCAGTCGTGTGCCACAATCCATTTGCATGCCTGATTGGTGAAATGGGCGATGTCGAGCACCACGTTTTTTGACTCTACGCCATATTCCTTCTGAATCGCAGCGAGTTCTTCCACGCCGCCTTCGACCTTACCGGCAAAGAGAAGCCAGCTCTCGCCGGTCCCCGAGGCGACTGGCGGCGCAAAGCTGCGCACCACGACCCAGAAGTGATCGTGCTGCAAGTCCACCGCCATGATCGTGGTGCGATCGGTCGGCAAATCCTCCTGACCATAGCCCTCCTTGAAAATCGGATTGTCGTCCACCGCCTTCTCGTCATCCCATGTTTCGGCCAGGGTGGAATTGATGAAGGCGTGGCGTTTGGTGATCGAACCCTTGGTTTGCAGCCATTTCACCGCGATGGCAGAGAACGTGCATTCGGGTCCAAGCAATGAATAGATAGAGTTGAGATGGTAGCTCCTGCGGCACGGTTCCGCGTTGAAATTGGTCGGTATCCACACTCCAGCGCGCAGCATTGGCGGCTTCTGTTCATCGTGGATTTCCCCTCCGCAACGCTGGCATTTGTAAAAGGCGTTGCGGCGGACCTTCGACATATCCCACTCCCCATCGGTCTTCGATTCATCCTCTTTTTCGCGCCACCATCGCACACCGCAGTCGCCGTGCTCTTCGGAATGAGTGGAAAATTTGAAGGTGATCCACGTTGCCACATTGGCTTTTTGCGCCTCAGACAGTTCGTGGTAGCTTAATCCCGCTACGCTATCATCTGGCGTTGAGCAGTGGGGACACGGCATATTCCAATAACGCTGGTCTCCCAGTTTGAATTCGCCCCAAATCTGTCCATGAACGGTGGTGGGCGTACTCGTCTTGACGCGGAATGGAAATGGAAAGGTCTTGGTGCGCTCCTCGGCGTTCTGTAGCGCGCCCGCCTCTCGATCGGTATCCAACTTGAACTTGTCCGTCTCGTCCATGTTCAGGAGCCCTGCGGGGCGACTCGCCAACTCCGAGGCGGAATTCGACCCGACAAAATTGAGTGTCACCTTGTCGTAATGCTGCTCGGTGAACCCGAACATGTGCCGATTCTCCGGTTTTTGCGCGGCCAGCGGGGGACAATCGTCAACCATCGGAATCCAGCGCGTCTTGCTAAACGACTGCGCCATATCCTTTGTCGCCATCACCCATAGCGTTGGAACGGGGTCATTGCATATCCGATAAGCAGTTCCCCCCATCACAATCGTTGTTTTGGCTGTCTGCGTCCCGAAACAGCAGGTCATATCCGTGACCGACTTGTCGGCATAGCACTGCACAGGTTCCCGGGCGTAGGGTATCAATGAGAAACTCATCTTCCCAGGCACCGCCGAAGCCCGTTCCGATAGGTAGATGTTGGCTTCCATCCACTGCCAGACAAGGAGTTTAGGAACGGGGCGCATGATCTCCGTGAAGAACTCCCGGAGTTTCACCAACCAATTCGGATTCATTTGCAAATACCCACGCTTTCAAGCCCCTCCTGATTCTCCGCGATCGCGTCCTCAATCTCCCGCGTCAATACCTCCTCGGCGTGGACGGCGTCCGATGGACTCACAAGCCGGGCGGCTCGTCGCGGGAGTGAGCGAAGCCGAGTCAAGAGTGGCTGCATGATGCGCTTGAAGAAATCCTTTGCCTCTTCCATAGGCACCAGCGATTTTTCCCGCTCTTTCAAGTCGAGTACGGCCGTCTCACACGCCATTCTCCCGGACTGCGCCTTTGAAAATGCCGCGATGCGCACTGCAATAATATCGTCCTCCTTGAGGGCTTGTGCCTGAGTGACTAGGCGGTATGCCTCTTCTTCGACGTGGATGGCCGCCTGGCGCGAAGATTCCAAGAGCGATAAATCGCCCGAGTCCGATACTTGGAGGTCTTTTGTTTCTGGTAGCTCTGCCGCCGCCACATCTTCGCTGGGTGAGGAATTTGACGGAGGTAGAACGTCCTGCTCCGGTGTATCCTTACGTAAGGATGCGCCCTTGGAACGGTATCCGACGCCATATTTCGAGTTTTTTAGCCTCCACGCATCCGCCGCCTCTAGGCTGTCGGTGGGGCACCCGAGTTTGATACGCGACGACACATAAGCCCGGGAGCATTCCCAATGCCGCGCAATATCTGCCGGTCTCAACTTTCCCTCGCTCATTTTCAGGTTACGGCCAATGACAAAATATGGTCAGCCGATAACCAACCCACCCCATGTCAACTAAGTTCCAGTCAACCTGCTCATAGAAAAACTCCCCACCCTCTATAGGGAATACCTGTTGTTCCCCTTGGAAGTAGATTTCTTTACCACGGTGGTGGTAAGTTTTCTGCTGGCGTAAAGTTACGCGGTGTGGGGTGGGGAGGTATCCCAGCCAGTTAACAAGTTGCCGTTGTGAGCGTGTTGTAAGTTACTCAATTCCAACGACTCCACCTTTCCTGCTGTTCTTCTGAACAATTACCAAACGTCCTCACCCCTCACCCTTTTATTAGAAAAACGTACAGATAAAAGAGTGGGGACCGTTCCCAAGATAGGGGGAACAGGGGAAAGAAGGGCGAACCGGCGCATGCCAGCGCCTCAGTCCTTCGGAGGCTTAATCGTCCAGAGCGTGTAACCCTTGAGCACCCGGCTCTCTATCCGCTCAGGGTAGAGCCGCTGCAAGCGCCCAAGATACTGCCCGCACGCCGAATTATACAGCATCAACTTCCGTGCCTCGTGGGCTACCGACGAACTCGCCGCGCACAGCTTCGCCTCCAGGTCGCTCGATTTCCCTTCAAACCCGACAATACCATCGGCGCGCAAGCAGTGTTGCCGCCCATCGGCGAACAACTCCGTATCGATCAACTCCAGCAACTTCGTCTCCGGGGCGAGCACCGACATCATCTGCACCAATTCCGGGTGATGAAAATGCGTCACGCCGTACCGGTTGCATCGCAACTCCTTCGGGATCGCCCATTCGTGCAATATGAAGTGTAGGAAGCACGGCAACTCCGCCGCCAACACCTGGGAGAAAGCCGCCCATTGCTCCAGCGTCTCGGTCGGCATCGGCATCTCGTGCTTGTAAGCCCGCAGCAACATCATCTTGTCCTGCATCGAATCATCCATCGGCGGCAACACCATCAGATTCTCCGCCTCGTCATTCAGCGTGATCGACACCCGCCAGAACGGCAATAGCGTCAATGCCGGCTTGGTCTTCTGATGGCACCGCTGACTCTCGTTCACCACCAAGCCCTTCAAGCTCGCTCCAAGCTGCCGCCGCACCCGCAAATCGAACGAAGCCGTCTCGTCCTCGATCATCAAATGCTCCGCGTGAAACAACTCCGAGTTGAACTGCGTTCCGCCCGTCAAATACTGGTAAGGTTTGGCGCTGCGGCCGCCGAGCATCTTTGTCAGCATGTTTTGCAATAGCGACTTGCCGCAACCGCCCGGACCCGCCATCACCAAAACCTGCCCCGGCCTGCGCCGACCCGCCCGCAGAGCCGCGATGCTCACCTTCAACCACGAAAATAAATGATCCACCTGCGTCCTGCCGATCTTCTTATCGGGATCCGACTCATCCGGCGGAACCAACAGGTTCGCAAACAGTCTTTCCAGCGTCGGCCAAGGCCCCTCATGCGTCTCGACAAACCGGGGCGATTCCGTCACCAGAATCCGCCGATTCTGCATCTCCGAATGTCCAACCTTATACCCCGCCAGCGGCCCGGCATAATCCACGTCGTGGCTTGTCTGGATCTCATTCAAATACCGGTCCAGTTCGCTCAACAACTCCCGCTTACCCACATCCGTCGCAAACCCGGCACCCTTCAACATGCGAGACAGCGAGCCCTCCGTCACCGGGATGTAATTCCCGCGATCGTTCTTTACGAAATAACACTTTCCACTCGTCCACGGATCGTAATAAATCTCCGGCTTCGGCAGCGCATCGCCCAATCCATTCATGGCCGACCTCCCAGGAACCAAAGCTCCACAAGGTTGCCCGTCTTATCATGCTTCCAACCCGGCAACCGGTACGGCTGCGCGGCGCGGAAGCTCGCGGGATCATACCCAAGCGCGACCAGCACCGTCTCCATCTGCGTAAAAAGCGCGCCCGTCGGACAATCAAACCAGCCATGCAACGATTTCCCCCCCGTAAAGACCACGGCACGCAAACCGAATCCAGCCCCCTTCCAAAGCCAGCGCAACACGGCCGCTTGCTCATCTAGCGCCATGTTGTCGTGCTCTACCACTAGGAACCGCCGCGTCAAAACCTCATCCGTCCCGCGCGAAACAGCCCCGGACTTGAAAGCGCTCGGGCAGATGCGCGGACCCGGCGCGCCCCTCTCACTCAGCCATTCCTCAACGGGCCGAAAACAGCGCGCCACGCGCTCCAGCCTGGCGGGATGCACCTCTTCGAGCAAATCCCGCGCGATGGAATCCTTGAACTCCCCGCACCACACCACATCCCCATCCGGGAACAACCTCACCACTTTCCGTGCCTGCTCCAGTGGCGACTCCGGGATATCCTCCGAATCCTCCCACATCCCCGCCCTGTCCCATGCCCAATCCCGCACGATCTGCGGAAGCGCGTTCTGCGCCCGCGTCGCCAGCGCCCGCTTGCGCAGATCCTCCCGCTCCTGCTCAACCTCTTCCTTCGAGCGCCTCTTGTTCTTTGGCGAGGGTAGCACCGGAGCGCATCCGCCATCTCTCGCCGTTGCCGCCTCATGCTTTCCAACCTCGCTCCGCAGCTTGTGATTCATATCCGAAACCGCAGCTTGGCATGACGAATGCACACAGAAAACCGTCGGGGCTGGTCGCTCCAAAAACACCCGGCAATCCCTCCCCGGACGCTCCGGAACCCTGCGCGCCGCCGACTTGTTCGTATGCAACGCCACTCCTGGGCACCTGCAAAACCCCTTCTCGTCAATCGGCCCAAGCAGCGACAATGCAATCTGGCGACGAGCCGGTAAATCGATGGGGAAATCGGACATGCAGGAAGGTAGGGAAAGGGGTGGAATGAATGCGCGATGTGTCACCTCGCACGAAGGTTTACACTGGAATCGACAGACTATGCCCGGTCTGTCAGCGGGGTTCTTCGGTTACTGCGCGGATTGCTCCTCAGCAACAGGAAGCGCATCAGCCACAGGCGGCGGCAGGATATCCGCCTCAATAGCGTTAAATGCGTCCTCCGCGTAGAAGCACTGCCCCACCGTTACACAGGTGAATTGGTTGACCCCACCGGGAACCACCACGGCAACGCTTGCGTTGCACGATTCGCTGCCGGGATTAAGGCTGTGCATCGTTCCAGTAATCACTTTGCCAGTGTAGTCCTTCAACAGGACGGGATCACCTTCATTTGCTTGTCTTCCGTTCTTATAGTGCATTGTATTTTTTGTTTTGTTTTTTGCCCTATCACGGGCCGTGTCTTAGCTCTTTGCTAAATTGGTAAATATCCCCGGCGCTTCTATCCTTGCACCGCTTCAAACAACTCCGCCTGACTCGGCTCCAGACAATGCGGCGAAAACCAGACCCGTTCCCGCTCGGCATTCTCACGACCGCGCCCGTTTCCTGCATTCCCGTGACCGCCATTGGCCTTCCATGCGACCATCTGCCACTCGGGAGGCATCTTGTGTTCCCCCTCATACCCACAGAGCGCAATGCGGAAGAGCGGATTGTCGCCATACTGCAAGGCCCATTCCCGAACCGCCTCGGAAACGTCCAGCGAATCCTCCCGGTAAATGTCCTTCTGGCGTTTGGCATCCTTACCGTAAGGAGGATCCAAAAACACAGCCGTCACCCCAATGCACTCCGTAGGCGACTTACCGAGAACCCGCTTCCAATCCCCGCAGCAAACCCGCACCTTCCGAAGCCGATCCCGCAGCGCCTCCATCCAGTCCAGCACCGCAATCGACTTCGCCTCGAGCCCGCTCGCATGAATCCCACGTCCCGCCGCCCCATTGGCCCCGGAAATATCCGGGACCTGCCGCGTTACGCCTCGACCGCCACGCGCGATCCGTGGCCGCTTCCGAGCTACACTCCGATCCTGCACCGTTGCCGCATGGATGCCGCGCCCCGAGTTGATGGCGCTGATCCGACCACTCCAATTCGGAAGCACACACCAGCCGCTCCCGATCCAGCACGAAATGCCCCAAACCCACCAACCCGCAATCTTCGCGTCATAGTAATCGGGATCAGTCATCATCCGTTGGCGAAAACCTTCCTGACACACCAACCACAAATGCCTCGCATGAATATCCGCCTCGTTCACCGGCTCATCCGCCCAGCGTGCAACCGTATCCGGCTCCGCTGTAACCGCCCTCCAAAAATTCGCCAGGTAACAATCCAGATCGTTCACCGTCTCCACACCCGGTTCATGCGGCCGCGCCAGCAGCACCGCCAACGAACCGGCGAACGGCTCCACATAATTCGGAACCGGCCCAAACCGTTCCCAAACCAAATCAGCCACCCGCGACTTCCCGCCAAACCAAGGAAAAGGAGCTCGCAACTCGTTCATTCCGCCCTCCTTGCTCGGTCAAAAGCTTCGTAATCAAACCCACTCGCAGCGATCGCTCGCTCCATCGCCATCTTGTATTTCTGCGTGGCACACGTCGGGTAATACTCTTCCACGGAAAAAGGCATTAAGCCTATAAGCGCCTCAATCCCTTTAATCGCCGCATCCAGTGCAGCAAGCTCATCATGCGCCGAAGAATTTCCACAACCAACCCAGGTTCCTCCCGCTAACACGGAAGTATCATGATGCACCGCATTCCTTTCAGCCTGCGCCCGCATCAGCTTGAGTTTTTCAATATGCTCATTCATGCGACTGCCTCTTTCTGTTGCGATTTTGCGGCTTTCTCCCCTCGAAACCAAACGGAAAGCTCCGGGACATTGGCGCGAACCAACGCCGCCGCCATCGGCGGACATACCGAGTTTCCGCACATGCGCACCTGCGCCGTTTTTGAGAGCCGCTTGCCGTTCACCTCGGGAGCGATGACATAATCCATCGGGAAACCCTGTGCCGCAAAAAGCTCGTGCGGCTGCAACATCCGCATGCCAATATCGGTGATGACATAGTCCACACCTTCGACCGTCACCAAGCCAATCCGATCTTTCGTGGGAATCGTGTGCATTGGGTCGTTGATGTCCTGATCTTGCCCGCCCTCTCCATAATACTTGACCAGGAAGGCGCGCACCTCTGCGATGTGATTCCCTCCGCTCGTGATCGTGTGCATCGGCTCACTCACAGGCTGCCCCGTGTTGGTCGTGTAGAGCTTCGCGAGGTGCGAGGTCACCAACGCCGACTTTCCCGAGCCGCCAGCCGTGACGGTCCCGATGGGTTCATCGGCTCCGCTTCCGGTAGATTTACCGAACTGCCTCACCAAGTTTGCCGCCACGATCGCGTTATGATCCGTCGCAGTCACCGTATGAACCGGATCGTTCAGTTCACTGCCCACAACCCCAGTATAGTGTTTGGCTAAAAACGCCGTCACCTGCGCAAAATGTCCGCCTTTTACCTGGGCGCACTGCGTTCGCATAGGTTCATCGGCTTGGAAATTGCGTTGATGGGACGCATTCGCACACTCCGTAAGAATCGGCGCAATAAGCGCGAACTCATTGCTCGCGGGCTGCGTTCCGAGCGGCTCTTCAAGGGAGTGGATTCCCTTTCCCCAACGCTTAACGCCGGAAGGTGATTCATCGCTATGCGCGGCGCGGATGAGCGAGGGGGCGATCACCGCAAAACCGTTGCTTGCCGTAACCGTGCGCAAGGGCTCTTCCACCGGCCATGCGTTGGGACCTCTTCCAGTAGTTTTGCTATTCGCGGTGTTGACCAAGGTCGCCGATACCAGTCCGAAGCGATTCTCCGTGGTCTGGGTCGGAAGCGGATCGTCAAGCGATCCCACGCGGTCGTCACCATGTCGCTTGGCGGTATGGTATTTTACGATGAACGGCTTCGCCGCCTCGATGACAAACTTCTTTAGTCCCCGGGCGATGCGCCGATGCGAAGACTCCACCAGCGGACGATCCCGATCAAAGATGCTCGGACAAGGTAAAGACCAGTCGATGCACTCTGAGGCAGTGCGCCACGGCTTGAGACGCTTGGATTTCACCCCCTCGCTGCCCGGCTTCCCGTGGGTTGGTTCCGGCCAGACAACCGGTTTTCCATCGCGGCGGGCAATCAGGAACAAGCGCTTGCGGATCGTCGGAGCGCCATAATCACAGGCTCTAAGCTCCCGAAACTCCAACTCGTAACCCAGATTGCGTAGCCGCCCACAGAAATTCCGAAAGGTGTTCCCCTTGCGTCGAGGATCCGCATTCCCGTCGGCCAGCAACGGGCCCCACGTCTGAAATTCCTCCACATTCTCCAGAATCATCACGCGCGGATGGACGGTCGCAGCCCACTTGACCATCACCCACGCGAGACCCCGAATCCGTTTCGACTTCGGCTTTCCTCCCTTTGCCTTTGAGAAGTGTTTGCAGTCCGGCGAGAACCACGCAAGACCAACGGGACGCCCCTTCGTGACTTCGCGCGGATCGACCACGAACACGTCCTCGCAGAGGTGCAGCGTTTGCGGGTGATTTGCCTTATGAAGCGTCAAGGCTTCCTGGTTATGGTTGATCGCGATGTCCACCGCGCGACCCAGCGCGAGTTCAATGCCCGTGGAAGCGCCGCCGCCTCCCGCGAAGTTATCGACGATCAATTCCTCGTTAAGATCGAGGATGAGCTGGGGACGAATCATCGGGCAACCTCCCTCGCCAGAAATGACTTCTCCCCGCAAACATTGAAAAACCCAAGTCGCCCAGTCACCGGGCGAAATGGCAACACCACCGGGGTCTCCAGCACAAACCCATAGGGATGATGCTCGGTGCCCTCAAACCACTTCGACTCCGATTCCGTGACGCAATCCACAATCTCCACGCCGCCCACAATCCCGCCCAGGTCGAGTGCCTCGGGAATGTCTATCCCAAACTCTCGCTGCGCCGCCTCCGCAATCGCCCGTTCCTCCTTCCCATACTTCTTCCCCGCGTGGATCAGCACCCGTCCGCGAAACTCTGTCCGCCAAGACCGATTTTCAATGTCCTTGAACCCATTGACAATGAGCCACGCCCAAGGTTGTCGGATGGAGAGTGCCGCTGTAACCGAAGGCCAGTTGTGTTTCAAAGCACACCACCTTCTATTTTTCCATCCTTATGTAAGGATGCTTCCTGATGGGAATTATTCATGTCTTTCCTCGTGCGTGCCATCGCCGCATCAATGGCTTCTCGGATTGTTTTTTCCACAATGCCTCTTCTTCCGTTTTTCCTCCCATCATCCTCATCGACTAGCGTGTGATGGTCGCATAGCGTTTTGTTTTCTGGGTCGCGGTCCCGATAGGCTATGTATGCACTATTTTCTAGCCAATCCAACCGCTCCGAGTCCTTGCACGCTTTGGAAAGTTGCTGTTCAAGCAGCGTAATCGAGGGCAATACTTCCTTTATGCCTGTGGAAAACCTTAATCCAGCTTCGACTTTGTGATTTGCTTGCTTGAACATATCGTTAAGAAGTTTGTTAGTTAGCTTGGAAATAGACAAGCTGCTCTGAACCGACTCCCACTCTTCCTGCGAGTGCCATCCGGTTCCGATGGTGGTATTAGCGCATGCTTTTGCAGCTATCTGCATGCACCCACCCTCAAAGAGTCTATTGCCAGCATCATCCTCAAGCCGTGCAATAGTATTTAATGCCGCACGCATCTCCGCGCACGCAGCCTCGGCAGCGTGTAGGCTGGCCTGTAGCTCTGCATTCCGCTCGCTGAATAGGTCAAGGGTCGCGCGGGCTACGGATGCGTTGTTATTCTCCTCGAATCCGCACAAGGCGCATCGACTATCCGGCACCTGATGAATCGGGCATGTCATTGCTCCCCTCCTTTCTTCCAATCCTTGCGGATTGCCAAAAATAACTCTGAGAAGACAGCGATCGCCGCCGCGATGAGCACGAGAACCAATGCCACCACAAAAGACCAACACATGATGACCATCGGCAGCATCTCCCAATAATCCATTGATTTCATTGCTCTACCTCGCCTTCCAAAACGATCTCGGGCAATATAATCGCCCGTGAATAATCTACGTCCCATCGCTTTAACTCGGCGTTCTTAGCCTCGAAAGCCTCCACAGCGGATTCTAAATCCTGAACGCCATCGAGTTCGTAATCGAAATCGTCAGGCTCATCGAAGTTTTCAAGTATCGCACGGCAATCGATTTGCACGAACGATATGGCATTAACGGCGAATGCGTATCTCGGTCCTTCCTTATGTCCGTCTTCATCGAGATTGTCTTGCAGATAGTCGAGAAGGGATTCAACATCGTCGAAGAACCCATCATTATATCCACAATGGGGATACCAAACCGGCCCATGATACCCGTCGGATTGTATTTTTTCCGCCTTCTGAAAACGTTCCTTTTCTTTCTCTGCTGCGCGAATGCTCCAACATGAATCGCACCATCTCCCATACCATTTTGCCTTTCCGGTTGGAATAAGCGCCTCACACTCTTCGCAGTGACAACAATATTCCGCGAATGCTGTTGAGTTCACGTCATCAGCCGATTTTAGTGTTCCACATTCCTTGCACAATGCAAACCGTGTAGGCTTTCCATCCGGCAGGAAAAGACGGATCAGATTACTCATTGTGCCCCTCCCATTTTTGGAAACGCATTGTGAATGACTCCATCCAGCAAACGCCCCGCCGCCTTTTTTCCCTTTTTCAGGAAGCCAAACCCCTCGCTGGATTCCGTAGGAACCTCGTATTCGCCCCAGGGAAGAATCTGGCGTCCATCGTACGTTCCGAAAGGCTCCCACTCCCCCCACTGCTTGAAGAAGAATGGCACGCCAGCTTCTTGGCACTGATCCCGCAGACTTCGCGCCCAATCCGGGTGCATTGGTCGTGCATTCGATCCGCTCTCACCCCCACAGATGACCCAGTCCAGGAATGATTTTCCAACATAGCCAAGGTCAATCGGATCAATCCATTGTTCAATGTCCACTGTCCCCAATAGCGGTTCGCAACTCAGAAAGCGGACCGCCGCATGAATCTTGCACAGCTCAGGGATGCGCTTGTCGGCCATCTCCTGATTCTCCACCGTGGTTCCTATCCAGATATTGGTGGGATGTTTGCCTTCAATCCAATCTTCCAACCACACCATTAGAGCGTAATTCTTTTTGTTTTGAAGGCGATACGCGGACTCGATGCGCTGATCCCAATTTTCTGGCCTTTTGGTTAAAAGAAGCCAATCCAGATTCGGTGTGTCATAGATTAGCAACAGCAAATCTGCGAGCCACTCAATCGGCACCTCGTCATCAAACACGTCGCAGAGAGAGCCACAGAAGACACGGGGACGCCTACCAATTTCAAAATGTTCTATTCCGTGGGCGCAAACACTAGGAGCAACAAAACATCCGCAGGTATTGCAAAATCCCGGAGCATTATTCCACCGCAACGGTTGCCTCCAGTTCGCCGCGCTGGTGCGATGTCTGGCGCATCCCTTACCCCAAAGCTCCCTGCCCTTCGAGCGCTGCACCCGCGCAAAGGTATCATTTTCTGCGTAACAGTTCGCACACCCCGGAGATACCTTGGTGCAGCCGATCCACGGGTTAAAGGTCATGTCGCACCAGTCGATGTGGGTATTAGCGCTCACGAGGCACCTCCATTTCCTTTGCCGCTTCGCTCGCCTTGGTCGCATACCACGCCGCTTTCGCCATGTCTTCCGAGCACTTGCCCTTTTTGTCGGCACGCCAAGAATACTTCAACACGTTCCCACGGCAGAAAGCCAGGAACCCATCCAGTCCAAGAGCTTCACGGATAGCGGCGATGCACTCAATATTTCCGGCTGTGTAATGCTCCGGGTGATTCACTGCATCGGCTCGCGGACCTGAACTCGCCGCGCCATGCGTTGGATGTTCATAACGCGGGGTATTCACTTTTCCACCTCCATTTCCACGAGCGGAATCTCGAACGAAGGATTCTCCGAAGGGGAGGTAATCTGCACCGGCATCATCAATCCGTCCCCGCCATCAAAGGCAAAATAGGTCGGCTTAGACTCTACGCTAGGAGCGATCCGAATTCCCGGAAGCTCCAGAACCTTCCGAACGATTGCGTAGTTGAAACACGATGCGCCGATGCGCACATATAAGTCTCCCGTTACCATGCCAGTCCCCTTGCATTCCTGGCATATTTCGCTGTGCCCCTTGGTGTATCCACGCCCCCTGCACTTGGAACAATTGTGCGTATGACCCAAGTCGCACTCCATGCTCCCTTTGCCCTCGCAATCTGGACACTTGTCAAATTTCCCTTTTCCTTCGCAGTTCCCGCACGGTGCGGACTTGGTCTGCGGCGTTTCCTTTGGCAGGATCGGACTCAACAGCCGCGTCAGTCTCTCGATGGGCCACCCGACGCCTCCCGCATTCACGGTGTTATCAAGCGGACCATACTCACTGCGGGCATCCACGCGGATCGCCACCCGCCCGCAGGTTGCATAAGTGTAACTGCCTTCCGTGAAGGGACGCATCAACGCTTGGCGGGTCTCATCCTTGCTGCAAAACGGCAGCAAATCAATGAGGGGATGCGGACGATCCACGAGAATGCTTTGATCACAAAGGTATTTTTCGCGCGTCGCATTCCAGGGAGTGAGCCGCCAATGTTCCGGCAAGCGCTCGACGATGTATTGCACGCCCTTCCGCTCGACACAGAGAAAACACCCAGGGTTCTCGATCACCTTAAATCCCGGGATGCACACCTTCTCTTTCTGGACTCCGTAGAGAAAACTGCGTCCATAGCTAAAGCCGGTCATGAGCGCACCTCCTTCTCCACGTCAATTCCCAAGCTCCGCGCCAGATCCAATCCGACCTTGACCGGACCCTTGAGTTCCTCCCAAAGCTCCCGCTTGCGATCGCTGGACCACTGGTCTATCGGCTCATCAGATTGATCCACCTTGCGAAACCAGAGGTCGAACACCTGCCGAAACCCGTGGATGGTTGCAATCCCGCCGCCCGCAGACCGGCTCGCCGATTCGCGCTCGGGCAGCACCGCTCCCGCGGCAATGGACTTCTCCAACTGCGCCGCCGTCATGTTATGCTTGAGAGCAAGGTCCGCCCATTGCTCCTGCACCTCCGCGCTCAACCGGGCATCCGCCAGCGCCAGATAATGGCCGTTGGTCAAACCGGGCCGACGCGCCAGCAGGGACAACTCGCCAATGGCAAGAGCCTGGGTGGTATCGTGCAGGTCAAATTGCAACTGCGCCAATGTCTCCTGCACCTTTTCATCCCCAAAGAGCGACCGCCCTTTCGTGATGAAATCCGTCAGCCACAGTTGCGAAGCGTGCTTCCACATCCCCAGCATGGCCATGCCTTCCTGCCAATGCTCGAATGACATCTCGCCCGCAAACTGCACTCCCAACGCGCCCAGACGAAACATCCGGGGCTCTCGCAATTTTGCGCCGGGCGACAATCCGCCCACCACCGCCAATTCTATTTCTTTGGGGATGTCGGTGCCGACTTCCCCGTTAATTTGCTGCCCTTTTTGCATTTTTGATTTCTCCAATGATTTGTTTTTTTGTCTTCCCGATAGCGCGCCCGCGCCTCGTCGCTCTTCGCCCCCTCCAGCGGAGGCAAATTCAGCACTTTGACCCAAGTCCATGCCACCTTGCGCACCGCCTCGACCGATACGCCGCATTCCTGCGCCGAGTGGCGCAGACTCCGAAAACCGCTTGCCGCCGCCATGCGCGCCGCGTGGGCCAGCGCATGGGCACGCACCAATAAATTCCCCGGCAACAAAAAGAACCCGATCGCACGGCGCAACATCAGTCCGCTCTCCGCCGAGACTTCACGACGGATCAAGCCAGACACCATTGCCGCGATCCCATCGGCCTGTTCGCGCGTCACGCCGAACCGCTCCCGGAGCAAATCCGGCAGCTTGTCGGCTCCCCCGGCAAAATCCACCTCCACAAACATCCCTGCCTCATTCCAGCGTTCCAGTGCCACCATTAGGTCGTCTTCCCGACCCAAAAACACCCGGTCGCCATCCATCCGGCCTGTCGCCACCTCGTCGCGATCCTCCGCGACCAGTTCCCGCTTCCCGTTGCGGTGCTGCACTTCGCGCGCCACGCCCGCAACCCGCATCGCCTCCAGGTCTTCGGGTGCCGCAGTCTTGACCCAATCGCGGCACGCCGCCGAATACTCAGCATCCCGCTCTTTCTGCCGCAACGCATAGTCGGAGGAGTCACCCATTATGCCAACCCCATCCTTTCCATGAGCGAACGGCCAAGGCTCATCCGGCGGCGATTTTCAGCACGCCGCGCGGCTCCGCGCCGACCCAGTTCCGCCCTTGCCTCGCCATAGGTGAGTCCCTTTTCATGCATCAGCGCAAAAGTCTTCTCCAGTAAGTCCGGCTTTGTATTTCTCATGAGGCAGTAGTCTCCAATGTTTTTTTGCGCGCACGGGCGGGAGGAAGTTCCCCCCGGCAAATCCGCACCCAGCACTTCACCAGTTCGGAATAGTCATAGATGGTCAGCTTCGTCCGCCTCACGGCGGGCTTGATCCATCCCGCCGCCTCGCACTCCGCCAACAGCTCGGAACTCCCCAGCACGTCCGCCGCCTCGTCGGGACGATAACCCAGCTTCCCCATCACGGTGCCTTTCGCTCGTTTCATGGCTGTGCCGTTCCTCCTGCAATCCATGCCAGGTCACGACGGAGTTTCAGAAGCCGAACCCAGCTAAAACCCACCCATATGCAACTCGCAAAATTCAGCACCACATAAACCCACTCGCGATGGAGCGCACCATAGACCGCCACACACAGGCACCACAACATGACGACAATTCCCAATACCAAATAGCGGGTGACTCTCCGCTTGCGCCAGCGACCGATCAATGCCTTCTCCGTCTGCGAACATGACAATTGCGCTCCGCACCGCGCATTGTAGGAAAACGCATCCTGCAGGATCATGATTGCCATCAACGCCGTTCGAGGATCGGCAGAGCCAGTATGAATGCACGCCGCAAGGACTTCATCCGTTTCTGCAAGCGCCGATTCCACGGATTCAATCCACACGCCCGGTCTAGCGGGCTGTTTTTCAGGGAGGGAGTTCATCACGATGAAAAATCCGCGTTAGGCGGCAACATGAGATGTAGGGCGATTTTGAGCCTTTTTCTCCATCCGCTTCCGCCAATTGGGGCGTGGTTGACTGATGTCTCGACCCACGGTCACTCCGTCGATCCCAATGCGACGCAGCGCGCCGCTTACCGAGGCCATGTATTTGCGCCCGTAGTAGTCTTCTGAAATATGCCCAGCTACGAAGTTGGGAACTCTTGAAAATTGACCTTCGATTTTGTCACCCGCAAGATTTCTGGCGGCAACAAGACGGAACGGTTGAAAGAAAATACGGGCACAACTGGATAGGTTTTTCATAAAGGAAGGAAGTTGGTCGCAAGTTGCCGGTCGCTTAACCGGACAGAGCGCTGTGTGAAGTGGGGTGGCGGCCCCGGCGCGTTTGCTTGCGATGAATTGAGGCTAGTTTTTTTGGATTTTTGCGCACCCGCCTTGGTGCCGCCTATTTTCCTCCGAAATTCCTCCTATTTTCTTTTGCGTTGTTTTCTGTGAGTTTTCTTTCCTCTTTTTCCGTCTTGAGCGTGTCGAGCGAAATGCCACGCAAAAGCGCCGTTTCGGCATCGGAGAGTTCCTCCGCAGGATTAAGGTTACGCAATTCGACCAAGGCGTATTTGGCCACGGCTTTTGCGTGGGGTTCGAGGGTTCCTCCACGCGATACCAAACTTCCGCCGTGGCGACCCTCTACCAAGCGCGTCAGCACAGTCTGGCGCACCAGCAGCGCGAGGGATGGCTCGAGGATGGGGAGGATGCTCACCGAGCACCCCCGATCCCTGCAACCGGGGAAAGCCCGATTGAAATTTTTGACAAAAAAGTATTGCTTTGATGCCCGCCATGTATATATTGGCAGACATCAACGATCCTTGGACGGGTCATAGATGTATTTCCGAAGCCTCCGGTGTTATCAGCACCGGAGGCTTCAATTTTTTAGGGGTTAGGTCATGGGGTGGGAGAAGAATTCACGCACAGCCAAAATCGGGCTTGCTTTCGATTAACTCACGGTAAATAATACAATGGTATTGTTTGCTGTCAATACACAATTTATCTTTTCCTATGGATTCAATGTCTCAAAATAGCGATGTGAGCGATGCAAACATTATGGTCCGAATTCCTTCCAAGCTGAAAACTGAGCTGCAGAAGGAATTGGCTGAATCTGGAGATATTCCAAACATGACCGCGTTCTTTCTCGACTGCGCTCGGTGTTACGTGCTCCAGCGGCGACGCAGAGAAATGCTTGCCTACCCCCTTGAATTTGTCTCAGACAAAAGCAGCGACAAAACAACGGAATAAAACAATAGGGGGGCGTGGAGTATTTCTGCGTATTTCCATGCCAGAGACTAACCCGAAAACCGCGTGTTTCACAATCCGCATTGCTGCTAATGTCCGGCCAAAAAAGTTTTTTCTACTCTTGAACGAAGTAAAAAACTCAGCCATTTCCATGAATGCTTTTCCATAGAAGCAAGCAAACTCATTATGAAACCTATCCTGATCTGCGCGGCACTTTTTCTCGTTACAGGAGCCATTTACGCGGACCAAAAGATCACGCTGACCAAGGCAAACGGCCAAAAACTTGAAAACGTCACGATTTATCGCATCGAACCGGATTCGATCACCGTCATGACGGATTCGGGATCCGAGCGCATTCAACTTGCGGACTTAACCGATGATCTCAAAACCAAATTTGGATACGACCCTGAGAAAGTCGCGCGGGTTCAAAAAGAGCGCGCAGACCGGATTCGGATGGAAGCGCAAATGAAAGTCCAACGGGCCCACGATCAGGCTATCCAGAAGATCAAAGACCAAACCAAAACCGTCCGCGAGGCCAAGAGCGACATGCTTTCCCTGATCGGAAAGCCTTTTATCCTGACGGGAAAATTAGATGTCGATTCCTCTTATCATTGGGGATATGAGCGCGCGCAGGGAACGCATTTTTCTTTTAGGATGATCGATCCATCTCAATGCATAGCATACCTGTACATGGATCGAGCCAAAGGCGCGGACGTGCGAGACAAACTGATTCAGGCTAAATCGCGGTTACGCGCGTCATGCATTGTAGTCATTTTGCAAAACCGATTTGAAAGTGGCGCAAGTTCTTTGGTGGCAGAACTGCTGGACGTGAAATTTCTCCCAATGGAACCTGTGGCACCCGCTCCAGCTAACAACCCAATTTAACTCAGGCAGAGCCCAATGTCTTTACCGTTGACTCTCGGGAGCAAAATGAATACCCCACGCCTCAAACGCACCAAGGCTGAATGGCTCGAGTGGCTCGATCAAAACCCGGAGCCGCCGGATTATCTCGATCGCGTCCTCGAATCCGTCATCGCCCGCTTCACTTCATCCCCAGCCGTGCCTGATACCGGCCAATCCTCACCTGGTTCGCCTTCGTCAAGCGCAGCTTTTCCACCGCACCCTCAATAGCCGGGGCATCGTAGCAGCGCCCCGCCGCCTGGCTCAGGCGCTCCTGAATCCTATCCCCAATCGCCGCCGCTGCTTCCGCATTCTCCGGCTTGTTGTGTCGAGCCAAGCTCGCCAGCTTGCGCGACTGGCGCATCATCCCGCCCGACCCAAATTCAATCGCCTCATCCAAACAGGATTCCAGGCATTCCAACCCGGCGAGCAAAACACGATGGTTCATATCCCATCGCCCTCCGCGTCAACTTTCCGCTCACAGCCCCACCTCAATATCCTCGTCGTCCGCCAGCAAGTGAGCGTAATGGGTCTGCAACACCTTCACGTCGTCCCCCGTCCACTTGGCGAGCTTGAAGATGAGCGAGGAATCCTCGATCAACTTGAGGCTCACGAATGTCCGGCGGGTGTCATGAAACGTGCATCTTACCTCCTGGTCCTTCATGTAAGCGTCCCATGCCTTGCGGAAATCGTACCGGTAAATCGCCTTTCCCTGCGTTTTCTTCGGTCGAATCATAAAGGGAGAAGGCATTCCGTAGCGCCGCAGAAACGCTTCAAATTCAGCAGACAACGGCACGGTTCGCTCATCGCGATCCTTTGGGGAAAACGTCTCGGTCTGCCCGATCACCACACATCCACGACGGCCGTTCTCACCGAGCCGGAACCATTCGGGCCGGGCCTCAACCACCTCCAACCGTCGCATCCCGGCGTGCAAGCCGCAGTAGAGGATGAAACGCATCTCCTCACTCGGCGCATTGGCAATCAAACGCGCGACCGTATCCTTGGAAAGGAAGTTCTTACGCACAGACCGCTCCACCTCACCCAAATCATATGCGGCTGCCACATTCTCCCGGAGTTTATTTTTCTTCACCAACCAGGTGCAAAACGCGCGCAGATGGAAATGGTAGCCCTCAATGGTGCCCGGCTTGATCGCCCGCCGTTCTGGGCTCGCCACACCCAAATCCCGAAGCCATTTCTCCACGACGGAAACTGATACGTCCGCCACCTTGGAAATATTATACTCCCTGGCGAACCGCATCAGCACATATCGCCGGGGCCGCGCAAACCGCCAGCTCAACTTTCTCCGCGCCTGGGCGTCCAGCAAATACGCATCCAACTCGCGTTCCCATTCCCCGGAAGCCTCAATAGGAGCCCGATGGAGAATCGCTATCGCCTTCACCGCCGCGAGCTGCTCCAATTCCGTATCCAGAGACTCTCGTCGCTGCACGCCATCTACGGAATAGCGCAGCCACCAAATCTTCCCTCGCCGAAACAATCCCTTAATTTTAGACATAAAAGACTGGCTTCCTCCCATTCATCAGCGTAAAAAGTTTGACTCTCATCGCGCGGTTAGCTCAGTGGTAGAGCGGCTGTTTTACACACAGCGGGCCGCAGGTTCGAACCCTGCACCGCGCACCATTTCCTTCCCATCAACTCACCAACGCCTTTTCCATCCTTACGCGTAAGGATGGGCGTGCCGGGAATGCAAAGCGGAAAACGCTCAAGAAGACCAAGCGGATTTTGTGCTAAATTCATGTGCTAAACACACACAAACTGTGCTAAAAACCATCCCAATGCAAGCCCATACAGCCCAATATTTACAGAGACACAGACCCCAACCAGAAGGAGAGCGGTAGTTTTACACTATAGCGAATTACAGAGGAATGTGCTAATTTTTTGTGCTAAACACCCGGGATCAAATGCGCAAGAACCGCCGCAAAGCTGCGGTTCGGTTGAGCCATCCTTTGAGAAATTCGGAGAGGTCTGGATGCTTTTTGAGCCATGCCTTGTCCCCGGCATGCGCCGCACGGGATGCACGCCGATTTACCACCAACTCACGATACCAACGATCTTGAGCAGCCAGAAACGCGGAGGCGGTGTTGTGGGTGGCGGGATCATGCAGAAGGGCACACGCGCGGGGACCTCCGGCGTTCACACACGCATTAAAAAACACCTCACCCATCGGCGCAGGGAACGTGCCCGAGCGGGTCTGAATCCACTCGTGCCAGTAAATCGCCGTGGCGCTTTCAAGCGTCAATCGCGCGATGTCCACGCCCTTGTGGTTCGCCGCGTCGATGCCGAATTTCGTCAAGCCACCTGGGTCATTGTCGTTGTTCTCGGAAACCACGAACTGAAGGTCGCCATAGTGGCCCTTTGCGTAAACGCATTCCCATTGGAGGATGAACGGCATGAAGGCGGAGAACCTCCGCTTGCTTTCGTCGATGTCGCTCATGGGGTCTTTTTCGCAGGTTCTTCACCGCGTTTTGCCGGGCACTGGCCGCAATGCGCACACGCCCCGCAGTTGCGCTCACAGAGACTCGCAATGCACTGCAATACCATCCGATGCAGTTCCATCAGTTGCCCGAAGGAAAACCGTGCCAGCACGCCTCTGAGCATAGCCGGTGTCATAGGTCATTGTTTGCTTGCGGGCGGCCTAGGGGATCGAAATGCTTGGGCGCTATGACGCGCTCGATTTTCTGCTCCCCGGTCTCAGCGATCGTGGAGCCGGTCCGCATGCTCCAATCGTACACGAGCTTGCCGCTGACCATGAAAATGACGATGGCCCCCGTGACATAATCGGAGTTGGTCGTCATCGTCGTGTAGGCTGCTACATGCTCAACTTTCACCGCCGTCAGCATCGTTATAGCAGCCCACCATTTTCCGGTGATGATGACGATCCCGAAGATGCTCAACGCGAGCCGCTGCCAGGGTGTGCGCTGTTTCATAGGATTGCCCATAAGGTTGCGAAGGTAGCGATGCCAGCTCCTGCGGCTCCCAGCCAATGGTATTGCATCGGGATGATCTGGAAGCTGGAAAGGAAGGATTCCGCGTAGGCCATCGCCAGTAATGCTGCCGCGAAGCAGAGCCAGAATTTTAGCCGGTGGTAATATCCCTCGTATGCGTCCCCACGCGCTTTTTCCTTCGCTGTGTTCTTCTTCTCGTCGAAGACTTGGCTTTCGGCGCGGTTCGCCCGTCCGGTCTCCGAGCCTGCGAACTCCTGCAGCTGCTGCACCGCCTGTCTGGATTCGCTCAGCGCCTTGTCATTCTCGGCAAGCGCTGCCTTCGCCATTTGAAGCTCGACCGCGACCTCGGCGATTGCCTTGTCGGACTGGGCTACGGCATCCCTGACAACTGACGCGGGCAGCGTCTCCTCTTTCGACGCCTGAGCCGTGAGCACCTGGTTGACCGCCTTGACCTTTTCGACGGCCGCCTGCGCCTTGACCACGTTCTCCTTCACCTGGGCGGAATAAACGCCGCTTTTGGCGATAAAGGCCGTGGCTGGCGTAACTGGCAACCGGTGGGCGCACCCTGTCAAAAACAGGGCAGCAGAGAGAAAAATGAGTAAGGATGATTGCATAATGCTATTTTTTGGCGATGGGATGGATATGCTCGCTGACCTCCTTCATCCACTGGAGACCGACCTCTTTCACGAAAAAACCAAGCAGCATGAAGATGGCGATAACGCCCGCCTGCCATAGGCGAAGCCGGAACACCTGCCCCTGAAGTTTCAGGCAGAGCCCCGGCGCCTTGCACTGGTTTGCTGCAATCAGCTTCATTGTGGCATCGACGGTAGCCATCGTGATCTGCAACTGGACCAGCGTCTCGTTGATACTCGGCAAGGTCTTTGTCCGTTCATTCAAAGTCGCGATGTCCTGTTCATGCTTCATCACTTGCTCGCGTAGTTCATCCGTGTGCGGGGCCATTTTTTAAGATTCTGGTGAGAAGTTAAGCTACGGAGAATTGTGGGTTGATTGCCGAGAGTTGTTCAGGTGTGATGGCAGCATCAATCTGTGTGGTGAGAGTCGTATATGCCGCATAGATTGCGGTCGAACGGTCAGTCATGGTCTTCTGCATGGCGATAACACCAGTGGAATCTAAATCCAGAAATGAGTTGTCCGCCACGATCCAATGTGCCGTATAGTATGGGTCAGATGCAGCCGTGATTGCCGCACTGTTGATGTTTGTAATATCCACCACATTTCGTGTCTGAATAACCTTCGACCGAAACAAGAATCCGGCGGATAAAAGAGCAGCACGACACGCTTTCGCTTTTTTCCGCAAAGATT